CCGGGCCGCCCGTGCCGCCCGTGCCGCCAGTGACGCCAGTGACGCCAGTGCCGCCAGTGCCGCCAGTGACGCCAGTGACGCCAGTGACGCCAGTGACGCCAGTGACGCCAGTGACGCCAGTGCCGCCAGTGACGCCAGTGACGCCAGTGACGCCAGTGACGGTGCACTCAAACGGTTCACGCAATGGTGCATCTATCGTGGCATGTGGTGGTCATATTGGGATTGGGACTTGTCATGGCTCGCGACCACCTACATCGGTGCGGTGCAGTTGGAGAAAACTTCTGTCATCGCCTGGTCTAAGCCGCTCTTCGAAGCCTACGAGAACGGCGCGTGGATGCTTTATTGGACCGATGACACGTTGTATTGGGTAGCAAAGCCTACCTTGCACAAGGATACCAGGCCCAACACTCGCCAGCTTCACAATGAGAAATCCGCTGCCTTCGAGTGTGCCGTGGAAAACCTCTATTTCTGGCATGGCATCCTATTGCCAGCGCATGTGATCGCGGAACCCGAGACAATCACACTGGCGGAAATCGAACGGGAACGGAACGCGGAGATCAAGCGCATCATGATTGAGCGTTACGGTCAGGAGCACTACCTGTTGGATTCCAATGCAGAGAAGATCCATGAGGATGAATACGGCGTCCTTTATCGCACGGAAGTCTCGGGTGATGAACCGCTGGTCATGGTGAAGCTGACGAATTCCACACGCGAACCGGACGGTACCACCAAAAACTATTATCACCGTGTGGACCCGCAATGCCGTCCTGTATTGCGCACCGATAGCGACCCGGGCGGACGTTTGATGGGCAATCCACAGGAACTCACCGCCCGCAATGCCGTTGCCTCTACGTGGGGTTTAACCGGCGAAGAATACGAACCCGTTCTCGAAACCTGAGTGGCGAGCCGCCACGCGCAAACATGAATAACAACCGCACCAAACCCGAACACTCTGAGGACGATGATTTCCGAGGCTATATCAGGATACTCGTTTTCCGGTTTGGTGCGGTATCGGGTGCGGTGCGGCGATTGGTCTATGCCTTCCCGGGCGAATTCACCATCGAGAAGATGAAGCGTTTGCTGGGCATCATCTATCCCGGCCTCACACCTGGTGAATTTCAGGTGGAGGACTGCATCAAGAGCATGTTGCGCGAGAAACGCATCGTGTGCACCGGCCAGAACGATACCGGTGAAGATACCTACAAGGTCTGTGAATACGTGCCGTGGTACCTGCGCAATAAAAAACCGCGCGTTAAGCAAATGGAACTCCGTTTGGTCACCAACTAAAATGACTAACAACCTCATCACTATCGGTAAGCGCGTGGACACCAAAGGACGCGAGGATGTGCAGATCGATGTATTGAAGTTGATCCTTACGCGCCTGCTCATCTGTGCGAACAGTGGTGGTGGCAAATCGTGGATTCTCCGGCGTCTCGCGGAACTGTTGTTTCCCATCATGCCCTGCATCATCTTCGATTGGGAAGGGGAGTTTGCAACGTTGCGCGAAAAGTTCGATTTCGTGCTGGTGGGCAAAGGCGGCGAGACGCCGGCGGATTGCCGTTCAGCCAAAATCGTGATTTTGAAGCTGCTCGAACTGCGCGTATCCGCCGTGATTGATCTCTCGGAACTCACACCCGCCGATAAGCATCGGTACGTGCGCCTGGCGTGCGAGGCTGCCATCAATTCGCCCAAAGAGTTTTGGCGTCCCACCGCTTTCATCTTTGACGAGGTGCACGAGGTTTGCCCGGAAAACGGCAAGGGCCAATCCGAGGCGAAACAGGCGGTGCTCGCGTTCCCCACCAAAGGCCGCAAGCGCCGGTTCCTTTCCATCTTCGCCACGCAACGCCTGCACAAACTCGCCCTGGATGCGCGGGCGGAAATGTTGAACCGGATGATCGGCATGACGTTCGAGCCCGATGACTTGAAAGTGGCGGCATCCATTCTGGGCATCGGTCGTGAAGGCATGGACAAGTTCAAGCACGAGATGCGCACGATGGAAGCGGGGAATTTCTTCGCGTTCGGACGGGCGATATCGCTGGAGACGATTTTGTTAAAGGTGGGCCCGGTGCAGACGAGCCACGAATCGGAACACGCGAAGTACGGTCCGAACGCGCCACCGCCTACCGCCAAGATCAAAGCCATGCTGCCGCAACTGGCGGACCTGCCCAAGCAGGCGGAGGATGCGTTGAACACCGAGGCGGAACTGCGGGCGGAAGTGACCAGGTTGCGGACGGAGCTAAAGCAAACATCCAACATCCAACCGAAGGAAATCAAGCCGGTCACGACGGCGATCGATATCGGTCCTCTAAAATTGGAGAACAAAACCCTGCGGAAACAATTGGAGGCAATCATGAAATTTCTTGTCCAGATCAACACTCACAATTTTTCGCCGGATGCCAAACCGGAGGATATCAGGGCGGCTGTGCAGAGCGCATTGGATAAGGCGCTTCCACAAATCGAATCGAAGATTCAGGCAAAGAACAAAGAGATATTGGAATTCAAAAAACGCGCACAGGAATGGATTGATGTGCTCGAAAAATCACTGAAGGAGAAAGTCGAAATCAATCTCGACGTGAAACATAACGCGCCGGTCAGCGTGTCGCCGGCGCGCCCTGTGCCACCAATTCAAAGTCAGAACGGACATGGAGCGGCCGCCAACGGTGACATTTCTCGGGTGGGACAAAAGATTCTCAATGCACTGGCTGAAATGGAGTTATTGGGTTCGAACAATACGGATCGTGAGATCGTGGCGTTGCTCGCTGGATATTCGAATCTAAAGTCTGAGGGTTTCGTAAAAGCTGTCAGCGAGTTGCGCACGGCTGGATATGTTCAATACCCGAATTCCGATTCCATTGCCTTCACCGAAGCCGGGCGCGGTGTGGCCGTTTACCCCAGCGCACCGCGCAGTTCTGAGGAGATTCAAGCCCGTGTCTGCAGTTTGATCGGCGGGAAAGCCAGCGAAATATTGAAGCCATTGCTGGAGTCCTATCCGGACAGCGTGGCGCGAGAAACTGTGGCCGCTGCCGCTAATTATACCAATCTGAAATCCGAAGGTTTCGTAAAGGCAGTATCCCGCCTACGCACGCTCGGGTTCGTGGATTATCCCGACACACAATCAATGCGGGCAACTGACATCCTTTTCCTGAAATGACTAAAACACGAGAAAAAGATAACGAAATAAGTGAAGCATTCCGCAAAGGAAGAGACGAATTGCGCGCTGTCATCCTCAAAGAATTTCCGGTTGGCACAAAGGTGAAATGGCAGCATGGCTCGAATTGGCTGGAGGGAGTTGTAGTTGAATCGGCGCCTTACGATTGGTCAACCGACCTGCAAGTAAAAAACTCTAAGTCTGGGAAAACCGTAAAAAAGGAAGCAACCGATTTCGAATTGGCATGAAAACGTTACCCGCACCCATTTCTGACATGCAACGCGCGGTGAGCGAATACAAACGCGAGCTGATGGTGCGGGTGATGAAGGCGATCCTGGCAGTGGCGTTCAAGCAGCCCTACGTCTCCGCCGGAGATATCGCGGAAGACATTGTGGCGCCGGAGCATCGGCAGGGTGTGGTGAGCAATGCCTGGAACACGTTAAAGGCGTTGGAACTCATTGAGCAATTGCCTGTGCGGTTCATGGATGAAAAGCAAGGCATCGTGGCCGGGCGCAAGCAGAACCAGAACGAAGGCGCGAAAGGCCGATGGGTGTGTGCCTACAAACTCACCTCTCTGTCTGCCGCCAAGACCTGGCTGGCGGCAAATGGCGCGATGACACGTTTGCCGGCGGAAAATTTTGCGCAAAAGACGGAGGAACAATTTGTGGAACAGGATTTGGCCATCGCATGAACACCGCTACCCAAACACCACCGCGCCCAAATCCGTCTGCGTTTGGAACTATCGCAGCGTTTCACGCCGCAGAGATGGCGTGGGTGCAGATGAATGACATTCAGGCGCCGCCGGTGGGTGCGCAGGTGGAATTTTCGCAGCCGGGCAGTAAGGAACGCTTCAAGGGCGAGATCGTGGAAAACCTGCCCACGGGCCGGAGCCGGGTGTGTTGCGAACTGTTCGCGCACAAACGCGAGAAGGGGCAGGGGATGTTGGTGCGGTGGGAAGACCTCTTCATTGTACCGGTGGCACAGGAATTGGCGTTTGCGGCGATGCGTGCGGCCACGGAACCAAATTTAACAGGAGGTAACGGAGACAGCCAGTTGCCGCCATCGGATCGAGGATTTTAAACCGCTGATTAACGCTGATGAAAACCAAAATTTTAACCGCAAAGAACGCAAGGAACGCAAAGCCAACTGATTCTCAAATGCTGGACTGGATTGCGCTCTATGCGACCGAGATCAATACCATCGTAAAAAAATCCGGGGCTAAATATGAAACTGTCGAGATTGTTGCCAGTGATGAAGATGACCTGATTGTTGTTACCCGGAAGAGCAAAGGAGTCATTGAGGCTTTTCGCAAATGTCTCAAAGCAGCGATGAAACAACTGCCGCGTAAATCGTAAATCGAAAATAAGCACATGGGCGCGCCACAAAATCACGAACCTGAAACCACTGAGGAGGCTTTGCAGAAGCATACCTCGTTGGTGGGTGAGTGCGCGAACATGTTGCAGATATTCGTGAAGTTCCTCACCGGGCGCATGTTCATGGCGCAGATGATGGAGGCGGTTTCGCGCGGCATGTCGAGTTTTGCCAGCCCGTGGCTGGACCCGCAAGCGGCCGCGGACTGGTCCTATAGCAGCGAAGGCTTTGTCTACCAGATGGCAGATGAAGGTGTGATCAAACGGTACGGCGACGAGAACATGCCGCGCTTCCTGAAAACAGAGATTGATGCGGCGATACGCGAGGGGCGGTGGCAGTCCGCAGCTCGGACTGGCCATAAGAAGAAAAGCGGGTAGCACCCGCTGGCAATTTTCGAACCAAACCAAAATGGAAACCAAACCGAAAAATACAGACGAAGGGCAAACAAGCCTGCAGTTCATGGTGGAATGGGTACCGGCGAGCAAACCGCCCACTGGTTATCGGGAGAATCGCGTGTTCTGTGTGTCCACGCCGAACCGTCCGAAAAATGAGCAGCATCAACTGGCGCGTTTTGACAAGCAGGGACGATGGGTGGGCGTATATTCGCATGATCTGATCGAAGGGGTGACGTACTGGTGTGATCTGCCGTTCTCACCGGAATGGCAAGCGGCGCATCCGGATGATTTTGTGGATTGCGATTGTAGCGACAATCCCACCGCGCTTGATAGCGAAAGACTGGAAGTTGGAAGTACGAACCAACAATCGGAGGTGCAGGGTTGAATCCGCATCGTCCAAAAGCGGCGCCGGGTATGCCAGCCATGCCTTACGAGGAATTTCTCGCGAGCAAGGTCAAGATGGCTGAACAGCATGGGTTTGAGATCGATGATGAAGATATCAATCAGCGTTTGTATCCGCACCAGCGCGCGGCGGTGAAATGGATGGTGGCTGGTGGACGGCGCGCGTGCTTCATGGCGTTCGGTCTGGGCAAGACGGTGATACAACTGGAAGTGCTGCGCATCATCCTGAAGTTCACGGGTGGACGCGCCTTGCTGGTGGCGCCGCTCGGTGTGCGCTTTGACCTGGTGCGCGATGCGATCGAGATACTTGGTTGGACGGAACCGCCCAAGTTCATCCGCACGATCGAAGAGGCTGGCGAAACGGGCATCTACATCACGAATTACGAGACGGTGCGGGATGGGAAATTGGATCCGGCGGAATTCCAGGCATCGAGTCTGGATGAGGCGAGCATCTTGCGCGGGTTCGGTGGCACGAAGACTTTCCGTGAGTGCATGCGTCTGTACACGGGCGATGGTGGGCCCACACAACGGCATCGCACGGATGGCAAGACGGTGAAATATCGGTTCGTGGCGACGGCCACGCCTTCACCGAACGAATATATCGAGCTGCTGGCCTACGCGGAATTCCTCGGCATCATGGATGTGAGCGCGGCCAAAACGCGTTTCTTCAAACGGGATTCCACGCAGGCGGACAATCTCACGTTGCATCCGCACAAAGAACGCGAGTTCTGGTTGTGGCTGGCTTCCTGGGCTTTGTTCGTGCAACGGCCGTCCGACATGGGTTTCCCGGATGAGGGTTACGAATTACCGGAACTGGAAGCGCACTGGCACGAGGTGCCCACCGACCACAGCAAGGCCGGGTTGGATCGTGATGGGCAACACAAGATGTTCCGCGATTCCAGCATGGGCGTGCAGGACGCAGCAGCAGAGAAAAGGAATTCGTTATCCCCCCGCATCGACAAATTGATGGAGATACGCGCGATTGATCCTACCGCACACCGTGTCATCTGGCATGACCTGGAGGCGGAGCGCAAGGCGATTGAGTCTGCGATACCGAGTTGCGTGACTGTGTGCGGCTCAGATGATGACGAGCACAAGGAAAAATCCATCATGGGTTTTGCGAACGGCGAGTTCGCGGAGATAGCCGGCAAGCCGTGCATGCTGGGCAGTGGTGTGAACTGGCAGAGGCATTGTTGGTGGGCGGTATATCTGGGCGTGGGTTTCAAGTTCAACGATTTCATCCAGGCACTGCATCGTATCCTGCGTTTCCTGCAAACACACAAGGTGCGCGTGGACATCATCCACACGGAAGCGGAACGCGGTGTGGTGAAGGAATTGAAGCGCAAATGGGCACAGCACAAAGAGATGGTGGCGCAAATGTCCGCGATCATACGCGAGTTTGGTTTGGCGCACGTGGCCATGGCGCAATCGCTCACACGCAAGATGGGCGTGGACCGCATGGAGATCAAAGGCGAAAACTTCTGGCTCATCAACAATGACTCGGTGATCGAGCTGATGGATACGGTGCGCCACCCGGACAACAGTGTGGGACTTGGGCTCACCTCCATACCGTTCTCCACGCAGTACGAATATTCACCGAATTGCGCGGACTTTGGGTTCAGCGATGGCAACGAGGAATTCTTCGCGCAGAATGATTATCTCACGCCAAACATCTATCGCGTGATGATGCCCGGACGGCTGTTCGTGGTGCACGTCAAGGACCGTGTGGTACCGGGCGGCATGACCGGCCTTGGCTTCCAGGTCGTATATCCGTTCCACGCCAAATGCATCGAGCATTACACGAAACACGGTTTCGCGTACATGGGCATGAAGACGGTCGCCACGGACGTGGTACGCGAGAATAACCAGACCTACCGCCTTTCGTGGACCGAGCAATGCACAGACGGCACCAAGATGGGTGTGGGCATGCCGGAATATCTGCTGTATTTCCGCAAACCACAGACGGACACGTCCAGAAGTTATGCGGATGTGCCGGTGGTCAAAACGAAAGCGGATTACTCACTCGCACGTTGGCAGGTGGATGCGCACGCCTTCACGCGCAGCAGCGGGAATCGTTTGCTCGCATCAGAAGAAGTGGCCGCACTCCCGCATGACGTCATCTACAAGTTGTACCGGGATTACTCGCTGAACAACGTTTACGACTTTGAGAATCACGTGCGCGTGGGCGAGGCCTTGGCCAAGGCGAAGAAGTTGCCCACCACCTTCATGCTGCTGCCACCGCAGAGCACGCATCCTGATGTGTGGACCGATATCACGCGCATGCGCACGTTGAACTCGCGGCAGGTGCAAAAAGGACAGCAGATGCACTTGTGCCCGATGCAGCTCGATATCGCGGAGCGCGTGATCAAGCAGCTATCGAATCCGGGCGACGTGGTGTTGGACATGTTTTGCGGCATCGCCACCGTGCCGATGACTGCGGTGAAGCACGGGCGACGTGGTGTTGGAATAGAACTTTCCACCGGTTATTTCGCGGACGGCGCCACGTATTGCGAGATCGCAGAGCGCGACCTGAACACACCCACACTTTTCGACTGCGGCAACCTGCCGCTGGGCACTGCGCCTGTCGGCGCGGAAGACGAACAAACCGATCCTGCTGAAGCTGTGAATTAACCAAAAAACAAATTTGAAACGATCGCTGGCGCGATTAACCGATGAACTATAGCAAAAATGAATTGACGGTGTTGTGCGCGGCGTTGCTGGCAGCACCAACGGGTGAGCCGGTGCACGTGGCGCGGCTGGGGAAATTATTCAGCCGCCCGATTACGCTGAATGCGGCCATTGATAAGCTGCGCCTGGCGAACATCATCACGTTTGATCCTTACGGTGGCACACTGCGCGTGCTGGCCATGCCGGCGTGGCAGGTATTGAACCAATACGGGATGACGGCGGAGTTGTTCACGCAGCAACGACCGCTGGATGAGGTGATGGCGCACTTGTCGCGGTGCCAGGCAGCGGCGCACCTGAAGGAAGAAGGAAGAAGGAAGAAGGCAGAAGGTGGCGAACCGGCTAAAGCCGGAACTCCGTACTCACTGCCCAAGCCACCAGACCCGCCACCGCCCAAGCCTGCCCGACATGACATGACCATGAATTCATGCTTGCCTGATAACTTTTCCATCCGCCTGCGCGCGCTGTGTTTAGCGGGGAAGTTCACGGAGGAAAAACTGCGGCTGGCGCATGAGGTGGAGGAATTGGCCAGGCGTACCACGGCGGAGATATTGGACAATATCCTGCGCATGGCACCGACGTTGACGGATGAAAATCTGATCATCTGGTATCAACGCATCACGCTCGAGAGTGCGCTGAAGGTGAATGGTGTGGTGCGGGAGGTGCAGGTGCAAATCAATCACGTGAACAACCCGGCCGGGATGTTGAATGACCTTTACCTGCGGTCGGTGGGTGCGGGCAAGCACAAGCGGATTTCTTCAGCCGTGGCAAAAACTTTAACCGCAGAGAACGCAAAACACTAAATTTATGTCCTCGAATTACGTATTGGATGTTTTTGATGAATTGATCATGGATGGCTTTGCCGGCGGCGGAGGCGCTTCGACCGGCATCGAGATGGGTTTGGGGCGAGGGCCGAATCATGCCACCAACCACGACAAGTTCGCGCTAGGGATGCATCGCATCAATCACGCCACGACCGTGCATCATGAAGAGGACATTTTCTTTTCTGACCCGGCCTTGATGGACGCACGGCGCCGCTGGGCCATGGCGTGGTTTTCGCCGGACTGCAAACATTTCTCCAAAGCCAAAGGCGGCAAGCCTTTGAGCAAGAAGATCCGTGGACTGGCATCGGTACAATGGCGTTGGGCCAAGGTGCGCACGCCGGTGCTCTTCATGGAGAACGTGGAGGAAATGAAGACATGGGGACCGCTTCACTACAATCCGGAGCACCCGGAGGATTGCATGTGCGGTGCGCCGTGCGGCAAACCCATCGAGGAACATAAAGGCCGCACGTTCCAATGTTTCATCGATGCCTTGAAGGGCGGCATCGTGCGCAACCATCCGGACGTTCCGGAGTTATTGAAGAAATTGAACGCGCCGATCTTCAGCGAGCAGGCGGCCAGGATGATCGAGCCTTTGACGCAAGTGACGGAAGATGACCTGGTGCGCGGGTTCGGGTACGACGTGGAATTGCGAGAATTGCGCGCCTGTGATTTTGGCAGTCCGACGATCCGTAAACGGCTTTACATGATCGCGCGCTGTGATGGTCTGCCGATCTTATGGCCGAAACCAACGCATTTTGCGCCGGCGAAACTGACGGACGCGCGGAAGGCCTGGCGGGCGGCGGGTTCACATGGCATCGGGCCGCGCCCGTGGCGCACGGTAGCGGAATGCATCGATTGGACATTGCCGGTGCATTCCATCTTTCTCACCAAGACGGAGGCGAAGCGGTTGAAAATCAATTGCAAACGTCCGCTGGCGGGTTCCTCGCTGCGGCGGATCGCCAAAGGTGTGCACCGTTATGTGATGATGGCGGACCATCCATTTCTCATCAGCCTCACACACCAGGGCGACGATGATCGGGTTGAATCCATAATGGATCCGGCCATGACCGTGACCGGCGCGCAACGTGGGGAAAAGGCGCTGGTAAATACCGAGAATGTGGCGCCGTTTGTCTCCGATCAATCCCGTCCGCAGGTGCAGCACAATCATGCAGTGGATGAACCCGGTCACACGCAATGTGCCGAAGTGAAGGGCGGACATTTCACGGTAGTGGGTGCGCATGTGCTTTCGAAACATCCCAAAGATGAGCCCAAACCCGCCACCGAACCGATGGGCGCAGCCAGCACGCGCGATAGCTTCTCGGTGGTAACGGGCACGTTGGTTGGTGCGGGCGGACCGGCGCGAGCTGGCGAGCCGAGGCCAGTCACAAAGCCGATGGATACCATTCTTCTCAAAAGCGACAAGCATTTGGCCACGGCGCATCTCTGCCGTGAATTTGGCGAGAGTGTGGGGCAGGACATCCAGAAACCAGCGCCCACCGTGATGCCGGATGGACAGGGAAAAACGGCGTTGATCTCGGGCACGGTGGTGCACATGGCGCATGGTGAGGTGGACAAGAGCGGCAAAAAACGAGGACGCAGTGCGCACGACCTGACTGAATCATCGCCAGCGGTACTCGGCACGCCGGATATGGCTCTGGCTGCGGTGAACTTGATGGTGAATACCACCGGTCATTCCGGTGGCGACGCTGCCGCACCTGCACCAACGGTTCCCACGGGTGGTCATCATGCGGTTATTCAAAGCCAGGTTGTCAGCGGGCACATGTTGCAGAAGGGTCACCTGAAATCCAACAGCGACATGGTGAAAGGCCTGGATGAGCCGATGCGTTCACAAGTGAGTCGTGCGGAACATAATGTGGTGGCCACGACCCTGGTCCAAACCGGTTATGGCGAAGCGCCCGGTCAAGCTCCCCGGGCTTTGGACATACAAAAACCCAGCGGAACCATTGTGGGTACTGGAAAGCAAGCGGTGGTTGCCGCAAACGTGGTCAAGATGCGCGGTGATGCGGAGACGCACGCGCCTGGGCATGCCGCCGGCGAACCGATACACACCATTTCTGCGGATGGCACGCATCATGGCATTGCGGTTTCGGAAGTCATGGCGCCGCCGGTGCCGTCCGAGCAACCAGAATTGGGCGCGCCATTCATGCTGCAGAACAATGACGGTTTTAACCGCACACCGCACCATCCGGTGACGAGGCCGGTTAGCACGCTCACCAGCTCTGGATCCAATCAATCTCTAGTCAGTTCAAAATTGATAGGCGCGAATCATATCAAATATTACGGGAACGAGGAAGAAGGGCATCCCGTGAGCGGGCCAAGCGGAACGGTCACCACCAAGGAACGGTTCGCGCACATCGAATCAGAAATTATCATACCGCCGATGTGCGAGGAACATATCGCGATGGCGCATCGCGTGGCGGCATTCCTGCGCGCGCAGGGCATCGAGTTCGAGGGCGAGTTCGCGACCACGAAAAGCGGCCTGGTGATCGTGGATATCGGCATGCGCATGCTTGCGCCGCGTGAATTGTACCGTTGCCAGGGTTTCCCGGATGATTACGTGATCGACCGCGCTTACGTGTTCAATCCCCAGACCCGCGGCATTGACGAGATAAAACTGAACAAGACACAGCAGATCCGCATGTGCGGTAATTCTGTTTGTCCGCAAGTGGCTGCTGCGATCGTGGCGGCGAACTGTCCGCATCTGATTGTGCATCCAAATTTACGAACGCGGCAATACGAACTGGCTGCCTAAAACCACCCATGGAATCAATCGAAACAGAGGAAAGGAAATTTGGTGGTGCACAAAGCGAAGAGGCACCGGAGGAATCCACTGAGGCAGTGATCGAGATGTTACGCGCACGGTTGGAGCTTCCGAAAGTGGAGGTGTTGGAATTGATCGATGAGATCGTGGAGGCGTTTTCACCGTGTCCATCAGCGGCGGGCCAGTCCGCTGGAGCGGTCCCTGCAGGCCTGGATTCGCTACGTCAGTTAGATGCGAAGTATCGCAAGGCATTTCATTTGTTGGTGGCGTACCAGGAAAACCAGAAAACGTTGGAGCAGGCGTTGATGAGCACGAAGGCAATCTGCCTGGTGCTGGGCATCCGGACGGCGGCAGGTGCGAACAATGTGGCGGAGCTGGGGCGCAAGACGGGATTCAAAAAACAGACGGTGGGCAAATGCGCGGACCATTTCCGCAAGAAGATGGACCTGCCGATCGACCAGGGACAACGGAATGAGCAGGCCCGGAAAAATATGACTGACGCCAGAAACAAACAACTTAAGAAACAATTATGAGCACAGAAATCGCGGAACAAAAGACCGACCTAACATACAACGAGCGCGCACATGCGATGACGAAGAATGAGCGACGGGCCTGTGCGGAGCGCGCGTTCACGTTTTTCACCAAGGCACAGCACGGCGCCATGAACATCGGCGAATTGGAGATCATGGTGCTGAATAATCTGCGCGCGGCCGGTGACCAGTTGAACATCGCCTGTGGACGCGAGCAGTTGGTTTTCTCCGTGGAAGGCCTGGAGTTTTGCCGCAAGGAGTTGATGCCGTTTTTGCCCAAGGAAATGACGATAGAGCATATCCGCGGTTGCGTGACGATCGCGAATCACCTGCCGGCGGCGATCCAGACGCGGGAAGAGATGAAGGCGGTGAAGCCGGAATTGCAATTGGCTTTCCAGATGATGGGCCTGGCGGATGCGCCAAAACGCCGTGCGCTGCAGAGTCCGCAGGCGCGTAATTGGTTCAGCGATATCGTGAGCAAATTCGCCGCCGTGACGGTGACGATGAAAGAACTCGAGGCGGAGGAATCCATGGACCGGTGGCCGGTGGAAAAGCTGGATGAATTTTTGACGGAGGCGCAACCGGTGAAAGACAAGATTTTGGAGGCGGAGAGATTGAGGAAAGCTACCGCTGGCATACCAGCGTGACGCTGGATCCGATTATGAAAAAAGCAAAGCCATCCCGGATACAGTTATCGCGGCAAAAACACTTTAATCTTCAACGTGTATCGTTGGGGTTCAATGGCCTGGCGGCGGTGAACTGTTCGCGCCCGAGCAGGTGGGGAAATCCGTTTAAGGTTCACAAGCCAGCGGGTGATCCAACGGATATGATGGATCCGATTCATGGAGTTTGTTTCAGCCGCGAAGCCGCCGTGGGCCGGTTCATCGATTATCTCTCGACGCGGATTTCATTTCAAATGGAGATTCGCCGGGAATTGCGCGGCAAAAATCTGGCGTGTTGGTGTCCACTGTCAGAGCCATGCCATTGCGATGTGCTCTTGCGCGTGGCGAACGGGAGGAAGTTCTTATGAGCGAACGCCCAATCATGAATGGCAAGCTGGTGTTTACCGTGCCGGCCAAGACGGTCATCAACTTTGAAAGTCACTTCGACAAGAAATTGTTGTGCGATGGGATGACGTTCACGACGGGGAGCGGTTGTGTGTATCGATGCGCGTTCTGCTATGTGCCGGATATGGAGCGCAAGCGTGGGCCCTGGATGCGTGCGCATGGTGTGCAATACCCGGCGGATGGGCATCTGGGCGTCGTGATACGGTACGAAAAGCCAGTAGATATCTTGCGCAAGCAGTTACTCGGTGTGCCGGAGACGGAACGGCAGGCGCGCAAGGTGATTTATTCGAGCCCCAAGGTGGACGTGGCGGGGAATATGGACCTGGTGCGCGAGACGGTGGAAATCTGCAAGACGATTCTCGAGCTGACGAACTGGGACATACGGTTGTTATCGAAGTCGAATCTGTTGCCGAAGATCGCGCAAGAATTAGACGATTTATGGGCCAACAAATGCGAACTGCCCCGCGAATCTGAACCACATCGCCGTATCATCTACGGCGTCTCCACTGGCACATTGGATGACAAACTGGCTTCCGCGTTCGAAGAGGGCACGCCGCTGGTATCGAAGCGTATCCAATCGCTGCATTGGTTACAGGACAACGGGTACCGGACGTTCGGGATGATCTGCCCGTCTCTTCCACAGGACGATTATTCAAAATTCGCCAAAGAGATGGCGGCGGCGATCCGCGTGGACCGCTGCGAGCATGTTTGGGCGGAGGTGATCAACCTGCGGGGCGAGAGTTTTGACCGGACGTTGAAGGCGCTGGCCAAGTCCGGGTTCCAGGATGATTGCAGGCGTCTGCACCACGTTTCAAACGATAAGACGGTCTGGGAGGCATATGCGCGCGCCACGTTTGAGGCACATGCCGCCGTTTACGCACCCAAGCCAATTTCTGGAATAGCTGTCATCCATTTAGGCTCTGCAAACCCCATTATGATAGATGCGATGGTCACGGAGCAGACGAAACTGCGCTTCATGCAATACGTGACCAAAGGCACGCGGGATTGGTGGGAGTCGCGGCGGGAGAAAGGGGCAGTGGTGCTGTGAGCCTGGATGAAAAATTGAAGTTGCCGGTGATCGAGGTTTATTTCGATGGCGGATTTAATCCCACGTTGCGCTGTTATGGGTCGTGGGAGGTCGTGGGCTCGGGCGTGGACCGGAAGGAATTAAAATTCCGTTTCGATGGGGTGCGGGTGGAAAGCAGCAATTCGGCGGAATATCTCTCGCTCTTGAATGCGTTGGTATGGTTGCAACAGGTGAAGGAGAAAAAGGCGAAACGGTTGATGATCTATACCGATAGCACGCTGGTGCAGCATCAGGTAACGGGCCGGCACAAAACGCATCAGCAGCATCTGAAGGAGTTTTGCGCGATGGTGCGGAACAACCTGAGCAAATGGGGATTTTGGAGCATCCATTGGCGGAGTCGGGTGGAGAACGTAGCGAGGTTTGGACACTGATGAACGGGCGCAATCATAATGCAGGCGGTGTTTATGTGCCTTTGGCGGACAGGGTGATCTTGTCGCAGGCGGATGCGCAAGTGACGGTGGCGGAGATCGATGCTTTTAGCGTTGAAATGCGGGAAGGCTGGGATGGGCTGACACCGCCGGCACGGGCTACATGTCTGCGCATGGCGAATCATCTCGCATCATTACGGAAGCGGCTGGCGAAAGTATGAATGCGTTGCAAATACCAGTTCAGCAGGCCTTGAGCAGCAATGCGGGGAGGCCGGGCATAGTCATCGCGATATCGGGCCACGGAAAAATGAATGTGGATGATGTGAACGTGGTGGGGATCGTCATGGATGTATCGGCGCAAAGACTGGTGGACAGGCGCGCGCGCGAAGAGGGGATTTCACGCAATGATGCGTTTGAGAAATCGTTGATTGAAGCGGTGCGGGAATACATGGACGCGCATGAGCCGCGTAATTGGTGGGCTGCCTGACGCGATTATGATGCCCGGAATTCTCATAGCACACCATTTCGCGGCGCACCACGCGATGATGCGGGAGATACAGCGCGGCATCGAAGAGAGCAAGGTTTGTGTGGTCGCCGTGATAGTGGTGATACAGCCGGCGGAAACGAACCTGGTGATCGAATGCGGGAAACTGGCGCCATTGCAGGACTTCAGGAAGAAATGCGAGCCAGGAGATGAATCGTGCGACCGGTGGGGCCGGGAGGAATCGTTGGAAGGCATCCGGGATTGTCGATCATGGATAATGGGCAGATGCCGGTTGCTTCTGCGGGCCAGCCGCCGGCATGGGAATCCGGCGTGGATGTTGTTGGGATTCCCAAGGCCGCCAAGAACAATGCATGTCTGAATAAAGAAACCAGGAAGACAGGAATTAAATGAGCACGCGAAAAAAAATATACAGCCGAGCCGAAATGGTAGCGGAACTTTTGGCTATGGATGCACAAATCATCGATGGAACGGACATTTTCAAACAAGCAGCGGACATGATTGTGCAGGTGTGCGCTTGGACGCAGGCTACACCAAAGGAATCGGGACTGTATTGGCATTGGAATGGCGACCCGGATTGCGGGCCCAATCCGCTCTCAGTGATGTGGTCTGGTGGTTCCGATAAGGCGTTTGTGGCACGTGGGCAATATGGGATTGAAGAGGCCATCGATTGTGACGTGTTCGGCGGCTGGTGGATGCCATTGGAAAATCCGCTGACACCGGCGGAACTGGATTAACGCTGATGGCACAGAAACCCACAACTTGGGCGAAGAATCCAGAGCGCTTGGCGCGCTTGATGGGTTTGCCGATGACGCGTGGAAAGAAAAAGCGTGCGAGCCTGGAATTGGTAAAACAATGGATGGCGGACCCTACTTTTCCGAAGAAGACGCGGCACGGTTATAAGTTGGAAGAGGTGCGCAAGTGGCGGGTTGCACAGGCGAAGAATGGCGCGAGTGATCTGCCTGCCACTGATAAGCCTGCGGAGGGTGATTTTTTTGAGTCGGATGCGGAGGGTTGGGAACGCACTTTGGATCAATGGGAGGAAAAATTAAACCATCCTGAAAAATGGCTAAAATCACCCATACAACAATGGCAGTTGAAAAAGCTGGAGAAGTACCGCCCGAAACTCTTTGGCCAGCGTGACGCTGGACCCGATTCGCCTGCGGCGGCGGAAGCGGCTCGCGAGGACGCTCGCCCCACCATGATGATCCCTGATCGCATTGCGCGGCAATCGGATTTGGCGTCGTTTTTGCATGAATATTTTCGTGGACGGCTGGCCATGAAGATTGATGCCACTACTTTGGACCAGTGGCGTCATCGATTGAGGCTGGAACCGTTATTTATCGACTTGGATGGGACTGGATTGAAATGGGTGAAGCCGCCCAAGTTTCCTGAAAAGACGGCGGCCGGGAACTATTGGGATACGCACGAATGTATCGAATGGGTGGAACGGTGGATCATCCCGGCTAAGGGTTTGAAGGATGGTAAAAGTGATCTGCCCGGTATGGGTGGAATAGATTTTACGTCAGCGAAGGAAGAGCACGAGCTGTGGAAGATGCAACGCGAACGGGATATCGCGGATGGACAATTTAAATCGGTAGCGTTGTTCAACCAGGTCACGGACCGGCTGGGGCTGGCGATCAACCAGTCTTTGACGGCGCACATGGAGAAGAATCCAGAGAAACAATTGATCGAACGCCTGAAAGGTATCGTACCAATCGGTAATCTTGAAAATTTCCTGCCACAAATAGAGGCGGCATTCCGCGAAGTATGCCGCGCCTCTGCGGATGCATTGCGCAATGCGATTGGCGAAGCGCTCACTGGCGGGAAAGTAGAACCCACGGCCAGCAGCGCTGGCGGGCCATTATGAACAAACAACCAACACTTTTTGATGCAGGGCGCATGACAATGGAGGATGCGCTGGAAATGACCGCGCAGAGCCTGCTGGTCTATGGTTCGCAATATGAGCATTGGGCGATCGCTTTCAGCGGTGGCAAGGATTCTTCCGCAGTGGTAGCGGCAGTGGTTCACCTGATTCTGACCGGGCGCGTGGAACGGCCTAAATCGCTCACGATCCTGATGAGCGATACGCGTATGGAATTGCCGCCGTTGTTCATCACGGCGATGAAGATCTTGGAAGAGGTGCGCGCGAAGGGTTTCGAAACACGCATCGTCATGCCGGTGATGGATGACCGGTTCTTCGTCTATATGCTCGGGCGTGGTGTGCCGCCGCCCTCTAATACCTTCCGCTGGTGTACAGCACAGTTGAAGATCGAGCCGATGATAGCGGCGCTGAAATCGTTGCGCGATGAATACGGGCAAAAGTTCCTGATGCTGACAGGCGTGCGCATAGGAGAGAGCGCGGTGCGTGACCAGCGCATAGCGATGTCCTGTGGAAAAAACAATTCTGAATGCGGACAGGGCTGGTTCCAGGAAGCAACGCCGGAGGCGGTGGCGGACACGCTGGCGCCATTGTTGCACTGGCGTCTGTGCCATGTGTGGGATTGGCTCACCATCTTTCAATCCGACCATGGATTTTCCACGAGCTTCATCGCTGCGGTCTACGGGCAGGATGAGAACCTCGAGACGCACGCTCGCACAGGTTGCGTGGGTTGCAACCTGGCGAGCCGCGATTTCGCATTGGAACAAATCATCGAACGTCCGCAATGGACACAATACCGGCCGTTGATGGAGCTGCGCCCATTATACGCGGAACTGAAGAAGCCGGAGAACCGTTTGCGCAAAGACGGCACGGAAACGCGCAAGGATGGCTCGCTGGTATCCAATCCATGTCGCATGGGCCCGTTGACGCTGGATGCGCGCCGGTACGGTTTGGAACGTATTTTGGATATACAGGCGCGTGCAGGCGTGGACCTTATCAACGCGGAGGAACAGGTGCGCATCGAGGAATTGGTTGCCGCGAACACCTGGCCGGAGCGTTGGGACGGCACAGAGCCACTGGCCAGCCTGCCGTTTGCGAACGTGAACCCGGACGGAAGCGTGCAACCGATCATGGAGGAAATATTCCGATGAAACCAGCAGTCGCATTTTTACAGAACATGTGGGTGCGCGATCCAGAGCGCGTGCGTAAACAGATTGAGAGGCATGGCGATCCATATCGTCTGCGGTTCATGGCGCATGTGCTGTTCGCGGGCTGCATGACGGGACGGCGGTTGCGCCGGACCTTTGGTGATGAGTTGATTGAACAAATACTCTGGGAGGAAACGACGCGAGAGATAGGGGGTAATCCGCACAAGATATTTCCACCGCAACGGGACCACATTCGGCAGGTGTTGGCGGACCATAAGCCGCGTGTGGTTCTCACCTTTGGACGCATTGCAGCGGATGCATTACGGCCACTTTGGGACGGTGTATTGATCGCTGCACCACATCCGTGCGCACGCCTGACGGATGGCACAGCACAACTGCAAAACGCGGCGACACAGTTGCGCGCTTTATTGTCCACATGACAGAACTGCTTTCACAACTCAAAACAGAGTTTTCCAAATATCGCATGACGTTTGGCAGCGAACTGGAATTACAGAACCAGATCGCGGAGATATTGACGCGCGCGGGCATTGCGCATCAGCGCGAACATGTCTTATCGCCAGAGGACCGTCCGGATTTCCTTGTGCAGACCATCGCACTCGAGGTGAAGGTGGGCGGGTCCATCAATTCGCACCTGCGACAGATGCAGCGGTATAACCGACATGCCACGGTCGCAGGCACAATACTCATCTGCACAAAACCTTTCGGACAAATGATGCCTGAAACTTTGGCCGGAAAACCCATCGCATCCATCAACGTGGGAGGTAATCGCCTGTGAGGACTTACGGCACAATGGAGCTTTCGGTTTTTGGGTGGAAGGAAGAGCCATCATGGAAAATCACGGCGGAGCCGCACGTGATGATCCGTTTGAAGGCGGTGATTGCGCGTATCAATACGAATCAGTTCGGCACGGTCTATATCAAAAACTCGGATGAGGTGTGCCGCGACCTGGAATGGTTCATCGCGCGTTATCCTTTGGAAAACAAAAACCCAAAGGAACTGACCGCCGGCGCGGATGGTTATCGGAATACGCTGGCGCGATTGGAGAAAATCTATTTGCCGGGTTATCAGGGATTGTCGTTTCCGCTGGCGGTACCAGCGCGTGATTACCAGGCGAAATCGGCGGAGGTGTTTTTGCAACGTGGCGCCTTGCTGCTGGCGGATGAATTGGGCGTGGGAAAATCCATCACGGCTTTGGCCGCGCTCACGGATCCACGAACCAAACCGGCGTTGATCGTGGTGCATCCATTCCTGACGAAGCAATGGGCGAGATATGTGGCCAAGTTCATGCCGCTGGCGAATGTGCATATCATCAAGAAGGGAACGCCATACGATTTGCCGTCGGCGGATATCTACATCACTACCTATCACAAATTGGCTGGCTGGGCGGAGTTGCTTTCCAAGTTCATCCGGTGCGTGATCTTTGATGAGGTGCAGGAGTTGCGCCATCAAGGGACGGGAAAATACAATGCGGCACAGCATATACGCGGCGCGGCGGCGTACTGTATGGGCCTCTCTGCCACGCCCATCTACAATTACGGCGGGGAGATTTTCAACACGATGGAGATCATCGCGCCCGGTGCGATCGGCACGCAGAACGAATTCAACCGGGAATGGTGTGAATACATTGGGAACAACCATTACAAGCTGAAGGATTCATCAGCGTTTGGCACTTACCTGCGTGACCAATTCCTGATGATACGGCGCACGCGCAAGGAAGTGGGGCGTGAACTGCCAGCGGTACAGACGTTCGTGGAAACCATCGAGCATGATCGGAAGGTATTGGATGACCTGGATGACGTGGCCACGGAATTGGCACACAGGATATTGAGCGCGCAAAGCAATTTCCATCAGAAGGGGGAAGCGGCCCGCGAGTTCGATATGAAGATGCGCCAGGCCACCGGCATAGCCAAGGCACCGTTCGTGGCCGCGTTCGTGCGGATGCTGGTGGAGAGCGGTGAAAAGGTGGTGCTCACAGGCTGGCATCGTGCGGTGTACGACGTTTGGCGCGCGCGCATCGGATTTCCCATATCCATGTTCACTGGCACAGAATCGTCAACGCAGAAACAAGCGGAGACGGAGGCGTTCCTTAACGGTGAAACCAATGTGTTCGTGATGTCCTTGCGCGCGGGCGCAGGCCTCGATGGTCTGCAGGAGGTGTGCAGCACGATTGTGCACGGGGAATTGGATTGGTCACCGGGTGTGCACGAGCAATGCCGCGGGCGCTTGTTCCGAGACGGGCAGCAGCGGGGTGTGATGGAATATTACCTGATATCGGATGGCGGAAGCGATCCGGTCGTGTCCGATGTGCTTGGGCTCAAGAAATCGCAACTCAAAGGCATCATCGAACCCGGCGCGAATGGTTTAGAGGCGCAGGCGGATGCGGGCTCACGCGTGAAGCTGCTGGCGGAGCAATATCTGCGGAAGAAATCAAAGTATGGGCAACTTCAAAATGTGGAGGATATGTGATTGTAAATCACCTTTGTCCGAAATGTGGCAAGCAGATGGTGGAGTCACCGAAATGGCCGGGGTGTTGGCAATGTCCGGATTATGGCCCGGCGATCGGCCGGGATGCCACCGGGAAGTATCTCTACAAATGCACAGGCCTGGAGATCACGGAAGCCGGGTGTGATGCGTTTGAGGGTGAGATACAACGAATGATACAGGAATCGAACTAAATTTATGAACCCGACTAAAAACGATATTGCGATGCAGATCGCGGGGATGGGGCCGAGGTATGTGATCGAGCGCTGGCCACATGGCTGGGTGCTGTGTGGCGCCAACGGCGTGCCAGGGATACCGACGGATGCACTGAACGAATGTACCAATCTGTTTCCCAAGAAAGCCGGAATCTATTCTGGCATTGTGCATCACCTGCGCGAGATGGGCCGATATAAGACAGTGATCTGCGTGGCGTTGGAAGCAGATGCCAAAAAGTGGTATGCGGAGATCGAGAAAGCCATCAAGCACATGCCAGCGCAGGAACGTTGGTGGAAAGGGTTGGACGTGGGGAAATCTTCTGCGGCCGTGTTCGCGGTTTTCTGTGAGGACCAATGGCGCCGCAGCGCAGAGGACGTTGGTGAAGCATCAACGCCACGGGACGCAGATGATTTTGGCCGGTGCAAGCGGTTGCTGGATCTGTTTCCTGAATGGCGCGCGCGTCTGGGCGAAGTGGCGAAGAAATATTATTCCACACTATGGCCACCAATCATCGATCGGTGGGCGGAATTGGAAGCGGCGCCGCAGGAACGGCAGTCAGCCATCTTGCGGGAAATCGCCGGTGGCACCGGCAAGCCATTGTGAATAAGAAAACCAGGAAGACAGGAATTTATGAAACGAATTGTGATCACGGTTTTGCTGGGTGCGCTTGCCGCGTTTATTGCGCATTTCTTTTTGCCGGTGCATCTGAAGCCGTCACAGCCGTTGGATGCGAATGTTTATACGAACGCGACTGATTATATGTCGCCGCCGAAGACGAATAAGCTCGGTGATTTTATTGAGGGTTCCGAGTTGTGGACGAATTCGGGCGGCAGTGTATTCGCGGTGAGTTGGCATGAGGATACGAATCCGCCGGTGATGAAGATGACGATGATGACGAGCTTTGGCCGGGAGGATTGGTGGACGAACGGGTGCAAGACGATGATTTTGTGCCAGGACGGTTATAAGTTCACGAATTTTTGTGACGCGCAGGACACGAATTTTGAGGTGACGTGGTTTTATGCCGGGGCGCGGACAAACTGGTTCGAACTGGAGATCGAACCGGAGACGATTACACCCATAATGACGAATGCTCCGGTGCAGCAAACGAATTATGTGGGAGTGGTGGTGGATTTGGCGGACGTGGTGCTGGCGATATTAAGCCGAACAAACGTGGCCACGAACGTTTTGTGTGAGGGCGATCCGAGAACACCTGGCTTTGTGATTTTCCGGCACAATTTTTGAACCGCGAACCACGCAAAATGAAATACTCGAAATTCGCATTGATGGTGTTTGTGCTGGAATTGTGCGCGGCAGGGGAATGCGCATATCGGCACAATTGGAAAATGGCAGGCGTTTGGTTGTGTTATTCCCTCTCTAACTTATTGCTGGCCTTTGCGGAATGAAACTATGTCGCCAGTAATCACAGACACTGGGCACACGTCGACCAGCATGCCGGGGATGGAGGAATTTTATCGTGCGCAGGCGCAGCGGTTGCGGGCGCAGATCAAATCGCCGTTCCGGGGCGGGATGGTGGAGAATTGCGCGCGGTTCAAGTTCATCGGTGGTGGATACAAATCCATGCCGCCGGAACAGGACGGGCATTTCTGCATCGAGACGGCGCGGCAATTGGCCGGGCCCATGGCGGCGCTGATAGATGACCTGGTGCGTGTGGTGAATATCATCGGCGCAACGCAGGTGTTGAAGTCGGTGTGCGGCGATGCGTGGGTGGTGTATTGCATGGAGCATATCTTGTTGCCGATGCTGGTGCTGTTCGAGGATGACGACAAGGCGGACTTGTATTGCGGCATGCGCTTGATGGATACGGTGCGCGGGCATCCGGAGATAGCGAAGTTGATCGCGGAATCCAAAAAGGAAAGCCGGCACAACATCACGGGCACCTGGTTGAAGATAGCGGGCGTGGAATTGCTGGTGGCGGGCTTGAACGAAGGCAATGTGTCCACGTTGTCATGGCCATTGATCTGGATATCGGAAGCCTGGCAGCACGGTGTGGATGGTTTGTTGGAGAAAGCGTTCAAGCGCGCGGATCGCTTCGCGGAGACGTGCAAGATTCTGAATGAATCGCAGGCTGCAGTGGCAGGCAGCGACCTGCACAGCAAGGTAGCGGCGGCGCACGCGGTACCGTTGGTGTGGCGTTGCCCGGCGTGTGACGGTGAGCAGACGTGGGAATGGCAGCATTGGAACCATCGTCGTGCAGATGATTTTGTGGCGAGGCCGCCACGGGCCATTTCGACTGTGTCGATCGGGGGACAGATTGCGTTGATCAATAGTGATGTTCCCACACCTGGTAGTTATGCGGGTATGCGGTTTGGCACTAAAGCGGTGATGGATGAGGATACGGACGGCGCGACGATTGAGCAGCGTGCGCGTGGTGCCTATTGGGAGTGCATCTGGTGTGGGCATCACATACAGGATACGAAATCGGAACGCATGGAGGTCTGCGCGACGTATCAGCAGGAATACCGGATCTATGAGAATGGCTTTTGGCGCACGCCGCGGCAGGTCTGTTTCACGCTGCCATTCGAGGCGGCGTGGGATAATCGTTTTGAGAAAACGGTGGGGAATTTTCTGGCGGCGAAAGCGGCCAAGGCCGCCGGGAATGCGGTGAAATTGCGTGATTGGTTCCTGTCTGAGCGTGCGGTTTTTTACGACGCGAACCGCATGGAGGTGCGGTCCACGACCATTTCTGCGGGCAGTTATGACCCGGCCAAGGCGAAGGCGTTGTACGGCGAGCATTTCCATTCGGTGAACATGGCGGTGGATTGTCAGGAGGACGCGGACCATAAGGCGAAAACGGAGAAGAGCATCACCGGCTGGTTCTGGTACGTGGTGCGCGTGTATGACAAGTTCGGCAATTCCAAGCAATTGGCGCGTGGATATTGCAAGAGTTGGGACACGTGGCGCGCGGTGCAGGCGTTTTGGGGTGTGCCGAATGACCGTGTGATCATCGATATCGTGCAATGGAGCGAGCAGGTGATGAACAAGGCGGTGGAATACAGGCAGATGGTGAAACGGGACCGGCCGCACCCGATCTTCAAGACGATGGAGGATGTGGTGACGTGGAAGCTGCTGGCGGCGAGCCCAGGCAAACAGAATTTCAAGGGGCACAAGGATGGCATCATACGCCCCTGGAGCCCGGAATCGGCGGTGTACGGGAATATGATCGATGAAACTGGGCGCGTGCGGCGCATACCGTTGGCGCGGATATTGTTCAACAAGACGCCGATACAGCAGCAGGTGGATTCGTTGTACAGCGGTGCGCCGGGCATGCCGAAGTTTGAATTTTTATCGCGTGACCATCTGAAGGCGCTGGATGGCAAGGTGGATGAAGTGACGCTGGGCATGGAAACGAAGCTCGAGAAAGGCAAAGTGGTGCCGAGCCTGTTGAGTTATGAGAACCAGATGAGCGCGCAGGTCTATGACCTGGCGAAGAACAAATACACAGAGCTAAGGCCGGATGACCATTATTACTGGTGCGAACAGGCCTTGCTCGTGCGCGTGGGCATGGATGGGTTGCTGGGACAGAGCGCGGTGTTTACGGCGGGCGAAGCGGTCGCCGCGTGAAACCTGAAATGCCAAGTAACTAATGAATCAAATCAATCAAACCAGAACTGGAAAAGACGGCAACTGCTGGTCCGCTTGTCTGGCATCAATATTTGAAGTGCCTATTGAAGAAGTTGAACCCTGCGCGTGTAATCATGAGGATTGGTGGGAGCAAACGAGAGCCTTTCTTCGCCGATATGATCTATGGAATCTTGAAATAAAAGCAGTTAGAGACACCGATGGTTCATTGAAAGAGTGGCCATTTGTTGCGCCGCCTGATGGTTCAATTTGTGTTTTGAAAGGACAATCCATTAACGGCCTTCCGCATGTTGTTGTGGCCGAAACTCGGATTTCTCCAACCAGTCATTTGGAATTCGTCTGTCTACACGACCCGTTGGGAATAGGGGAGAGTGTTCTTACAACTGCTGAGGTAGCAATTTTCTTCGTGCAGAAATTAAAAAAATATAAACCACCCTTGCTTATTAAATGAGTGTTAAATATATCATGCCATGTGGTATTTGTGACCGAACCAGCCACGAATGTGATGTTGAAACGGAATTGTGCCCGGTCTGCCACGCAGATCCGACCGCTGCACTGAAGCATCGGCGCGAGTTTTTGAAGGAAGTCTGGGTTTTACGGCTAGTGTTCGTTGTGCTCTGGTTTTCCGCCGCATATCTCCTTGCATGGTTGACCTAATGCCATTCGTGAATGGCTGCTGAGATACAGTGTAGAGAGCCCGAGGTGTTTTCCTCGGGCGATACGCTTTTGTTCCAACGGTTTTTGCCGGATTACCTGCCGGCGGATGGCTGGGCGCTGCATTATGTGCTTTCACAATCGCAGCCGAATGGCGCGAACAAGTTGGCAGAGTTCGATAGCGCGCCGCTGGCATCCGACCCAACTTGTCATAGCATCAACATACCCAATTTCGCAGCGGCACTGGATGCAGGTGATTATGTGCTGTCCGCGCAAGTCATCAATGCGGCTGGGAATGCGGGCGCAGGCATCGCAGCAGGTGAGAAGCACACGGTGTATTACGCGGAGTTGACTCTTGATCCAGACCTTGCGGCGGGTACGGCCAGCGCGCCGATAGAGACGTTTGCGCAGCAGATGATACCCATCCTACAGGCGAAGATAAAACGCCTGGAATCGTATGAACTGGGTGAAACGGATGTTTCGCGCAGCAAGTATGTGATTGAGGAACGGAACAAGGCGTATGACCGGTATCGGTACTGGCTGGAGTTTCGGAATTATGAATTGAAGAGGGAACGCCAGCGGAACACCGGGCAAAACCAGAACACAATCACGATGAATGTAGGTGCGGGGTGGTGAATTTATGAAAATCCCTTTCACCAATGTAGAAGTGTTCACGCGTTCCAAACCGGGGCAGGTTGGGAACATCCAACATCCAGTGGGGAATGGGGAATCGGCACTGCGTGCGGACCTCACCACGGCGCAGATATTGCGCGTGAATGAGCAGATCCGCACGTTTGGAAAGTTGCGCGAGCAGGTGAGTGAGTTGATGGAGTCGCACGCGGCGCTGAAGCGTTCTTATGACGCGGGCGCGACGACGAAATTCAACACGGATTTCAAGGGCACCTACGGTACGGCGAACACAGAGATTTTTTCGCATTTTTACACCATTTGGGCCCGCGCCCGCACGATCGCCAAGGACACGCCGCAGGGGAAAGCCATCATGCGGACGCACCGCAACAACATCGTGGGACACAATCCTTTCTCGCTCACGATGCGCCTGGGCAAGCGTGTTACCAAGCCGCATCCCAAGACGGGCGCGGAGGTAAAGGTGTTCGAAGCGGATGAGGACGCGAACCTGCAGGTGGAACAGGAATGGGCGGATTTTTGCCAGCCGGAGAATTTCACAGTACGGCGCACGATCTCCGCCATGGAGGCGGCCAATCAGATGGTTATCGGCGCCAAAACCATCGGATCCGTTCTCATCCGGTTGTGGCGCGGTGCGCCAAACAAGTACGGCTTCGCGGTGGATCTGCTGGAGAGCGACCGGTTGCAACTTAATTATCAAGGCCGCGCGCCGGGCAGCGGCAATCCCATCCGCGGTAGCATTGAATATGATCCCCAATGGAATTATCCGGTAGCGTATTGGATACTGACGCGGCATCCGGGCGAATTTGTGGGCCAGCGGAATTATCCTGGCGGCAAGGGCGGCGAAGTCATGCGCGAACGCGTGCCGGCGGAAAACATAATCCATTTCAACAACCTGCGGGACCGGGCGGAGCAGGATATCGGTTTCACCGAACTGGATGCGTGCATCCAGGCGATCTGGCGTTTGTTCCAATACCAGAAGGCGTTGACCTACGCGAGTATCAGCTCGTGCATGAAACCGTTCTGGATCAAGAAGAATTATCCCACGGGCATGAGTTATTCCGTGGAGGATTTTGCGAAGATGGTTGACGGGTTCGCCAAAGGCGCTGGTCTGCCATCGGCAATGGCTGGCGCGGCCGGTGAAGAAACGCAACGCCAGCAGGGCCTGCAACAACGCACGAGCACGGAGACGCCGGGCAGCACGGTGGAATTGGAATATGGTTTGGAGTTGATGCAGACAGACCCAAAATTCCCGATTGAGGCAGCGCATGAATTTCAGATTGATAACAGCAAAGAAATCGCTTCAGCGGCGAGCGTTTCCTATTCCGACCTCACGGGCGATTTTCAATCGCTCGGTTACATCGCCGCCCAGATGAGCCAGCGCCCGAGCCGTGATGATGCCATGGTGTTCCAGGAGCATTTGATCGGCACCGCCTGGAAACGAATCTTCGGCGAATGGGTTCGTTCATCCATTTTGTTCGGCGCGCTTGATTTTCCATTGGCACGGATGGATGAATTGCTGCGCGCCGCCCGGTTCCGCGGCAAACGTTTTCCGTTCACCGACGAATTGCGCGAGGTGCAGGCGCTCGTGCTTAAACTTGATGGCGGCATCATCTCCATGCAACAGGCGCAGGACCTGATGCCCGATGGCATTGATATCGCTGAACTGGTGGCGCAACGCTCCGAATATAAGCAATTGCTTGAAAGCTATGATCTGCCCACCAGCGATGCCCCCACCACAGTCACTGATAACGAAACGGATCCGGGCGAACCCCCGGTCGCCGGCGATGGCGCCGAACAGCCAGCCGCCGCCGGTACACCCGGAAAAAAGAAGGGCAGCGTGACCGCCCAAATGCAGAAGTCACGTGCAGGCCAGCACGGCACGCGCCTGGCCGCGCGCGATTCTTTGACCCGGCAATTGCTTGGAGAATCGTTGAACGGTGTGCACTGAAATGCAACCTGCACCTCCATTCCTGAATCCTGCGCAGGCGCACGCAATGTTGACGGGACAGAACCAGCAGTTTTTGGGCGGTGGTGCACCCACTGGCGGCGCCATGTTGTGCCTGTTCAAACAAAATATTCCATGCACGCACAGTGAGATTTTAACGAATTTCTTTTTGGATGCGGGTAAAAATTCCACCACCGCGATTGCGCAATGTGAATTTCTGGTCGCGGACGTGCCGGTGGAATCGCAACCAAAAATTGCCAAGGGTGTTTTTTGTGATCTGACTCCTGTGCCGGGCGGTGCGGTATATCACATGCAGTTGTGGGTGGGCGGCTTGTTGCCAGGTGGCGCAGTCTATCGCTTTATGTTGGTGGACAAAAATTACAAGATTTAACGCTCTGGCGTGGGGCGCGTGGCAGCCCGATGGGCAATCAATGGCATTGTCGATCACAAGCTGCGCGCCCGCCGCCTTTTAAAATGAACATGGCCAAGAAAAAAAATACTGAAAAAAAACCCAAACGTCCCGTGGATAGCAAGGGGCGCCCGGTTAAATTGACGCGCTAATTCAACTATTTAGTTGACTGAGGTGGTTTTTCGTATGGCAGACGAAAAACGCGCGGCCTCGCCGCAAACTGGTTTGGCCCGCTCATTGAAGATCAGCCGGGATAAGATCGATGCGGCCAAACGCACTTTGGAGGTGGCCTTTTCCTCTGAGGCACCCGTGGAGCGTTGGGGTGAAAACGAAGTCCTCAGCCATGACAAGGGTGATTACGATTTTTCCCGCCTGAATGACAGCCATCCTCTCCTGCTAGGTCATGATGAATATGATCCCAAGAGCCAGATCGGCGTGATCGAATCCGCCCGCGTGGACGGCGACAAGATCGGTCGCGCCGTGGTCCGCTTCGGCAACAGCGCCTTGGCCACGGAAATTTTTCAGGACGTCGTGGACGGCATCCGCGAACTGGTTTCCGTTGGTTACGATCGTACCGGCGTGGTTTCCTCCAAAAAAGCGGCGGACAACATGGTCACCACGCGCTATCGCTGGATGCCTTCGCACATCGCCATCGTCCCCGTGCCCGCTGATACCAGTGTGGGTGTGGGCCGCGAAAAACCCGCTGAACAAATCCCGCCGGTTGACTTATCGAAATTTACGAATGTTGAGCAGATTGCCGACAGTTTAACCATTGAACAAAAAAAACGCATGAGAATTTTACTGGATCCCACACCTGCCGCCGGTGGTGGTGGCGCGCCCGCGCTGGTTATTGACGAACCGAAGCTCCGCTCGGAAGTGGCGCAAGCCACCCGGACAACGGTGGAGGGTGAATTTCGCGTCCGCACTGAAAAGGTCAACGCGCGCAACAAAGAGATCAAGGCATTGGCCGATGCCTTCGTGAAAGATCACGGGCTCAAATGGGCGGGCAAACGCGGCGAGGTGGTGGTGGTGGGTGAACGCATCCGCGCTTTTGAACAGGAAGCCTACAATGCGCCGGCGGACCATTCAGATTCCGAAGTGCGCACAGATTTCAAGACCAAATGTGGGGAGTTGGTGCGCGATTCGCGCCCGCCCAAGAACCAGGAAGAGGCGGCGAACCTGCCGGCGGAACTGGCCAAGCGTTGTTCCTTCATGGGCGCCGTGCGCTCCGCTTTGGAAAATTCCAAAGGCGTAAAATCCACCGCTTTGCTTCCGGCTGAATCTGCGGAATTGGATGCGCACAACGAGATCGTCCATCGTCTTCCCGATTTTCCGGGCGGCACACGTATTTTGGAGCAGGGCGGATTTTTTCTCCCTTCCGGCACACCGGCGCCCGTGCGCAACCAAAGCCGCCGCGATCGCCAGCAGCGTGATTCCCTGGCCAGTGATTTTTCAACGGCCGGAGCCACGATTGTGCCGGATTTCCGGCCCATGATCGAATTGCTCCGCAACCAGCTTGTTTGCGCCCGTTTGGGTGCCACCTTTTTGGGCGGCTTAATCGGCGATGTGGTTTTCCCCCGCCAGGAAGCCGCCACCGTGGCGCAAAGCCTGCCGGAAGGCGCGCAACTTGCTCCCTACGACCAGGTGCTCGGCCAGATCCGCATGTCGCCCCACCGCATCGGCAGCCGCCAATATTATTCGCGCCTGGCCGTCCTGCAATCCTCGCTCGATTTTGAGGCGTTCGTGTTGAACGACCACATGCAGGTGATCGCGCTCTACATGGATTTGATGGCATTGAACGGTTCCGGCGCCGCCGATCAACCGCTGGGCGTGCTCAATCAACCCGGCATCAACCAAGTTATTTTTGGTGGCACCCCCACTTATGCGCAGATCGTTGCTTTCCGCACCGCCATCCGTTCCTTCAATGTGAACGGACCCATCGGTTTCGCCACTACCAGCGTTGGCCAAGGCCGTTTGTCCGTCTTGCCCGCCGGCCTGGTCGGTGCCACCCTCGTCAGCGGTGTGAACGGCGCCTTGTGGATCGGCGATGAAGATAATGGCTCATTGATCGGCGCCCAGGCCATCTCCAGCCAGCAGATCCCCGGAAACATCCTCTTGGCCGGTGTGTTCAGCAATCTACTCATCGCCCAATGGGGCGGCATCAATGTCGTGATCGACAATTTCACGCGGGCCGACCGCGATGAAGTGGCTATCACCACCAACACGTACATGGATTCAGCCGTGCGGCACGCCCAGGCGTTCACCCGCAGCGCCGATTCAGCCAACCAATAATTTAACCGGCTCAAATTTTAAATCGAAATTAAACTTATGAAATTCTCCAAATTGACGGTCGGAATCGTGGCCACCGTGGTCATGCTGGCGGGCACGGTCAGCGGTCAAATCGCCGATTTCTACCGCGTGCCCCGCGAAGTTATTCTCGCCGCGCCCGCCACGCTCTCCACCGTAGGCACCGCCACTGTGACCAACGGTGCAATCGATACCGCCATGTTTAGCGGCATAGCGCGCATCCAGATTTTTGCGCTCACCAACGCCGCCGGCGTAGCCCAGACCGCCCTCCTGGAACAATCCGATGACAGCACCAATTGGAGCACGTTCCCGAACTACGCGCTGGCCACCACTACCTCGCTCAGTTTCACCAATTCTCAGCTCGGTGGCGGCACCAACACCATCATTACTCAAAGTTTCCTATTTCCCGGATCCATTGTGACTCCTACCGCGAACACCTCGGGTTGGGCGACCCCCTATATCAATTATGGGCAGTTCACCAATACCGGCGCGCTAACCATCAGCAAAGGCTATTACAATATCGCCTACAACGTGGATAGTGTGAAACGTTATACGCACATCATTTGGACCTGCGCCGCCGCCAGTACCGCCACCAACATTACCGTGGGTGCCGTCTTCATCGGCTCACGCGGCGGTGGCCCTTAGTCAGCCACATCGGCAACCGGATACTTGAAAAAACACAGGAACTAAAAAAACATTTATGAAATTGATCGCCACCAAAGATTTTGCAAACATTCCCGGCAACGGCATCACGCTCGACAAGGGACAGAAACATTTGACCGATTCCTCCGGCAATGAATTGAAGAACCACATCCACAAGGGTGCCACCTTCAACATCGGCACCGCCGCCAAGTTCGAACAACTCGGCGCGCAAGACAAGGTGCTCGTCTCGCAATTGATGGTATCGCGCTCCGTCTTGCCCGCCGATGAAGCCAATGTGGCCACCGTCGAAGCCGAAGTGAAAGCCGATGAAATGCGCCAGGCCCACGATCTGAAATATTCCGGCAAGAGCACACCGGATAGTGGAAACCAAGCTGACTTGATCGCCACCGTCGTGGCCGCCACCGTGAAAGCCCTCGGGCTAAGCCCCAAGGCCGAAAAAGCCGAAAAAGCCGAAAAAGCTGAAAAGGCCGAAAAAGCTGAAAAGGCTTGATCAAATAGTCATACCCCCGCAGACCTGAGATTTAGTGTTCGGAGTTGCAGTGTTTGTTTAGGGTTCCTCATATGACCGCCGTTGCGAATTGTCCGCAACGGCGGTTTGTCTTTCCAATGGCCATCGGCAGCTTGCCGGTTAGATACCTGGTTTCTTCTGCAAACGATCGGCCAGCCATTGTGGCACGGTTTTACCGCGTGCGGCTTTCTTGGCCGCTACATCACGCGCGAGCGGTAAAAGACCGGCCATGAGCACGTCTGACACCGGCACGCGCAGTTCGGTGGCGAGCCAGCGCATCAATCCCTGGTCCTCTGCGGTAAGGTCCACGCGTTGCGGGAAGCGTTCCTGCAACTCATGCCCGCAATGCTCACACGGTGCGAGCCGCACTTGCTCTTTGGCGGTGGCATCTTCGCGCGGATACTTTTTCCATTCCTCATGTTTGCAATTGGTGCAGACGTACAGGTGTGTACCGAGGCGGGTAGCACCCGCAGGCGGTTGTGTGGCAGATGCGGCTAATTCCTCTGCAGTAAAGCGCACTGTCTCGCCGGGTGTGATGGGTTTTCGTGTGTTCATAATTGAGTCCAGCGTCACGCTGTTTTAGTCCGGGCGTTGCTGTTTTCCACGTTTGGCCAAGGGATGATCCTCGAGGCCGGTGTGCCATTGTTTCTGTTCAGTAGTGCCAGGGCGCGTGGTGACGGTATTGCGGGCTGGCGTGTGTTCGCCGATGTCCACAGGTTCGCCGTCATGCTGTTTGGCATCCGGAACATCCGGCAGACGCTTTACGATCAAACTACCGGCCGCGCCGCCGGAACCTTCCAGCTCATAAGATTCTCCCACCGCCAGCGCGCGTATCTGCTCGACATCCTGTGCAGTGACACCGTCACCCACGTGTAATGCGCTTTCATCGTAAACCTGTCCATCGTATTCATACTGTTTTTCCGTCATTGGTTGTTTCATAACTTTTTGTCTTTCTGTTTTTGGCACCGGCAACTTGCCGGTTAAAATTGTATCAGCCAGCTCGTGGGCGTGTCTTTGCACGGACGCGATTCGCGTATGCACCCGGCCGCTGTGATGCCCATGCCTTCCACTTTGATGATTGAGCCCACGCGCACGCGATCACACTTACCACCGCGCAACGCCACGTGGCCACGTGGCGCCAGTGTGCAGGCGTCTGCAATCTCCACGCTCTGCGTATTCCCTGTACGCGTGACGACGCATTGAAACGTCTCCACGCGCTTGCACGCGAGCATTTCACCGTAAGGCGCGTCCAATGACTTGCACACCACACCCTCGCCACCGCGCGCCAGCACGCGCTGGAGCAATTCACCGCCATGCGCCATGCTCTCCGGACGCCGATAACCTGCGTGCTGGCAAATCGCATCCAGTACCGGCAAACGTTCGCGCAATGGCCACGCACGCACATCCTGACCATCGTATTGCACCACATCAAAGGCGAAGAACACGCCATCCAGCATCTGTTCACCGGCCACGATGGATTCCACCGCGCCCGCACCACGTGGAGAAAACGTAGCGAGCGCAAAACGTCCATCCATCTTTTCCTCAAAACGCACACCAGGTTCCACGCGCCACACTCGGCCTGCTGCGAGCGGCACCACAGTCTTTCGCGGTTTAAAAATTTCTAGGTTCATTTTTAAGAGGCGGACTGGCTTGCGCCAGTCCGCCGTGTTCAATCCATTACCAAGATGACTGGTAAATAAAACGCCATCCATCTTTTAGAATATCGTCGGCGAGAACGATTTCTAATTGAATGATGGTGTGCGCGATGTCCAAAAAATAGTGGTCATCGTAAAGAGTGCTTCCGAAAAAGAAGCCCGTTTGAGTCGGCAACAAAGTCGCCGCCTTGGTTTTATCGTTCTGCACTTCGCGGCAGAGTTCCAACAGTTTGAACAGTTGGTCGCGTGTTGCGCCTTTTTGGCGGCATTCAGAGTCGCCGCCTTGCACCTCTTGGACAAAGAAGCGATGGATTTGATTGGCCTTGCGCCAATATATCAAGCAGAGCGAAACGGAAACCGCTTTCGACTCCAGCTTTAATCCACCCGCACCAACGGCACGTAGTATGCGTTGGAATTCCTTGCGCTCTGATGCATCGACGCTTGTAGTGCCGCCAATGAGTTTTCGGGCAGTTAGATACATATCTAATCCCATGATGTTTTACCTTTCTTCTATCTGGTGAATTCGGTTCCGGTTCACCTTACCGTTGTAACCAGTAATTGATTACGTGTTGAGAATACCCCGCACCGCAGGACTGTCAACACCTGTTTGTAAATCGTCCCTACCTTTCTTTTAGCGGAACTTTTCTTTGGCTTAAGGACGACGCAGTCGTTCGATTTTTTAGCAGCCCGTCTCACTTGCAATCCAATGGCCTGCGCATGGCGTCTAGCCTTGCTCACGGCGCGTTTGGAGGCGCGTGGCTGGCAATCATCACAACGATAAGTCTTGCTCGGCTTGGCGCATTGCACGCACTGCCCAGCAGCTCTGCGCTCTGCTCTAATCTTTGTAATAGACTCCGATTGCCTGCTCATCATTTGACCGTAGCAACTGGACCAGCCCCGTCAATAGGCAACTATTGCCTAAGGATTCTTACCGGCAAAAGTTGCCGTATCCTAGTTACCGAACTCTTTTGATCTCCTGTGAATGAGGTTTGGAAAGTCATTAATACTTATTCGTAATTTTTATGCGGTGTAATTGGTGCAATATCAATGAGTTGCGTTGTATGTGGCGCATGTTTTTCATTTTGTGGAATGTATTTCGACCAATGGAATCAACGGGTTTGTGAGTTTTGACTGAATGGATTTGTTGAATGAGCGATTTGGTTTTAGAGGCGAAAATGGATACGTCTGGATTGTCGAAGGCGTTGCCGGCGGCGGTGGCTTGTGGGCGTCGTTCGTTGGAGGAACAGTGTGTGACGAGCATGGGCTGGATCATGGTGAATGCGCAGAGGGAGACGCCCAAGGTGGAGATACCGGATATGGATTCTGAGCTGGCGGTCGTTTCGACGCCGGTTTTATCCACGCGTGGCGCGCGCAAGGGTTTGCCTTTGAAATCAGGAAAGCTGGATGTGGCGACAACGGCGAAGACAGGCGCGGAGATGGTTGTGGTGTCTCGATTGCATAATCCTGGTATCAGCCAAGCGACGGGCCGGGCGAATTTCAATCTGTTGACGGGGAACAGGTGGGCGCTGGGTTTGCCTGGCACGAGTGGTGTGCAGGCGTTTTGGGATTGGGTGGCGCAAAAGGCTACGCAGATGGTGAAGGCGCGTCATTCGGCGAGCGCTTTCCTGAAGGCGGGCTATTCGAAGGCGATCAAGGATTGTTTCGCCAGCCCGTTTTTTCAACACAGCAAGAAATATCGGTCCGCGGCGAGTGCGATGAGGGAGGCGACGAATTCTTTGACGACGGTGAGTCCGGACAAACTGGGTTTGCTGGATGTTTCTGGATCGGGGAGCGGGACAATTTCGATCACGGCGGAAAATAATGTGGGGGAATCGAGCGGAAATTCGGTGGAGGATGAGAACAGGCGCCGGGCGTTGATTGAAAAATCAGGACCACATCTACAGACGGCGATTGACCAGGAGACGGCGAACCTGGATGCGCGTGGGGAGTTTGGCATGCGGATGTCGGATAACCTGGTGCCGGTGCAGAAGCTATTGGAGTGATTTTGACTTTGATGCTTTTCTGAATGCCTTTGGACGTTCCCCAATTTCAACCATTGCCGAATACGGGTTCGCAGATCGAGCGTGCGGTGGCGAATTATTTTGTGAAGTGTGGGGTGGGGGATGTGACGAACAATCACGTGACGAATGACAACACGGATCGGGATGCGCCGTGTAATGACATTTTGGCGCATCAATCCATTGAAGGAGTGATGGATAGCCGGATTGAGGTCTATCAGACGCGGATACAAAGTATTTTTCCGGCGATTGTGCAGCCGGAACAGGCAGACCAGGCGTGGAACTGGAAGCAGGTGAATGACTGGATCGGGAACGTGATGGCGGCGATGTCGCAGCGGTATGACGTGGGGGACCGGGATTTTCGCGCAACAGCGGATCTGATAACGCAGTTCGGGCGCGCTTTGGCGGTGGATGAAACGAACGGTGCGGACCCGATCGCGGTAAAACGCGCGAAGGATAATGCGGATATGGTGAATTTCACCTGCCAGCGTGTGCGGTTTTTGGGTTCGGTACGGGCGGGGAAGGGTGCGGATGGCGGACTTTATTTTTTTGAGACGCGGAATTTCGAGATACACGCGGTGCCATGTAATGCGGATTAAGCGTTTTTTAATAATTTTATGAACGGTGAAACGGAAACTTTGATTGCGCCGGTGGCTGAGGGCGATTTGCCGCCGGCGGTAGCGGGCACGAAGGCGGAGAAGCGGCCGGCGGGATGGTGGAGTGTGCCGGGGCATGACTTTGACGGTTCGCGCGAAGGCGTGCTGACGGAGATCAAGAAGCGTCTGGACATACCGGCGTGCTGGCGAAACGCGATGATCGAGCGGGTCAATGGGGCGGACGCGAAGTTCAATCATGTGACGATTGATGCGCATGTGTGCATGGGCGATGTGCCGGGCGGAAAGAAGGCGACGGAGACTTACGATTTCAATTTTACCTGGAGCGTGAAGCTGTGAAGACGAAACTTTTTATTTTCCTGTTGGCGTTGCTGGTGTGCATAGGTGCGCGTGCGCAGGTGTTTTCCACGAACCTGATGTTGAATTTTTCGCTGCCAGTGGGGACGAATCCGAGCGTGATCTATCAGGCGCCAGGCAGCTTGAATCTGGGACAATTGGTGTATCAATTCCAAAATGGCGGTTTGCCGACGACGAATACGCTGACGTATCGGGCCCGGCTGGCGATAGGGAACACAAATTCCTGGCTGGTGCTGACGAATTGGGTGCCGCCGGCGACGAACGCGGCGCAATACAATGTGCCGTTAAACCTGAGCGGTCTGCCGGTGTTTTTGGAAGTGGATGTGGTATCCACGAATCCGGCAACGCCTTCTTCGACTTCGATTCTTCACAATTAGGTGGCGCGCCGCCTGAAGGCGGGACTCCAAGCCTTGCGGGGGTTGACTTATCCGAATTTTCGAGATGAAGAAGCTATTTCTTGCCTTGCTGGTTTTTATATTTGCGATTTGCCTTTCGTTCACGGCGCGCGCGGATGGAAATCTTTTCACTTCTTTGAGCCTGATGAAGACGCCGGGTGGAACGAATAGCGCGGTTTTACAAACGAATTCTACACCGGTGTCGGTGGGAAAAATAACGATCACTTACAGCGATTTGAGCATAACGAACGCTTTCAATGGGTATCTCAAGTTTTCGTTGGATAAAACAAATTTTGTGAAGATCGGGCCGGTGTACCGTCCGGCGGGCACAAACACGACCACGGAAACGATACAGCCGCAATCGGTCACTGTGCCGGTTTATTTTGTGGTTGGCGCGGAAACAAACTCATGGAACACGGGCGATGTATCCATCGGCGGAAATTATACCTCTCCTTAAAAATTTATGCCACTCATCACTTTTCGCGGCAAGGCGCAGATCAATTCTGGTTTTGGTTCGGCCACGTTTGACGTGATTGGATATGCGGAGCCGCAGACTTTCAATATCACGCAGGAATTCCAGGACGATATCAAACTGGACCGGACGGGGAATGATTGCTCGGAGCGCGCGCAGAATGAGAAGTACAAAGGCGACATTGAATTTGAATTGCTCGGTGACACGAAGGTGAACGCGGCGAAGATCAATTCGGTGACGAATGGCGGGTTTCTGCCGAAGTTGTCGAACATCGTGATTGCTGGCAGTGATCTGGCGGTGGCGAACACGACTTGGACGGTGCAGAGCGGTTCGAACATCGCGATGAAGAATGATGATGTCGCCAAATTCAAACTCTCGCTGAAGGCTTATGCGGACGCCACGCAAAACACGCTGATGACCAGCATCCCTACTTGATTTTATGGCTACTTACAAAAATGGTGCGAAGGCGGAGACTGGACACATCGTTGAGGGTGTGGACGGCAAAGGACAGCCGGTCAAGGGCATGCTGGTGATGATACACAGCCATGATGGCAAAGGTTTGAACGCGGATGCGCCGGATATCGCGGTGAGCCAGAATCAGCGTTTGATCGGCGACCTGCACGCGAAGAATTTCAACCAGGTAGTGCCTGCCAAGCCTGAATCTGCGGAGCCCGCTGCCAATTCGCCCGGATAAAACACTTTATGCAGGACACCGCCTATGCCGACGCGCTGCGGCAAAGCCCGGTGTGCGTCTATGGATTGTGGTTGCAGACGTATGCACTGCGACACGAGGCCTTGTTGCTGGCGGAACGCAACGCTTTCCTGACGGAATCTCCATTGGGTTTCAAATTGTTGCCGCTGTGGAAGCGCATTGATGCGTTGGACCGTGCGACCAGCATCTGTTCTAACTTCCACCGGAAACGGTTTTCGCGTGTGCGCGGGTGGTTTCTGCAATCTTCACGGAAAAAATATGGTGCGGAGGATTATGCGCGCGAGGCGATGTCGTTTTTTCATTATCTGAACATGAGCAGGTGCGCGCCGCGTCTTTCGCGCCGGCGTCTGGCGGCCGGTGAACAGCCGGGACGGACGTTTGGAGCGCCGCTGCTGGCACAAGTGCATCAGTTCGTGATGACGTTGCCGGAGATACAGAAAATTTCCAAACCACAGGCGATGTTAGACGCGGCCTGGGATTATCCGTTTGGATTGGCGATCTGGAGATATTTTGTGCAGATGGAATCCATCGGCGCAGTGCAGATCGAGAATGAGGACGAAGAGAAAACGCGTATCGAGACGGACAAGGTAAAGAACGAATACAACGATACGTGCGCGGCGTGGAAGAACGCGAAAACGGACGCGGACCGCGCAGCGGCGTTGAAGAAATTTCCGAAGTTGCGTGAATTTGCGGCGACGGAGGATGAGGTGCGCGCATTTGAGGCGAAAGGAGCACCATGCCCGGCTTAATCGTCACACTGGGCGGCAATTCCGGGCCGTATGAGCGCATGCTGGCGAAGAGCGAGGCGCAGGCGCGTCAATCGGCGTTGCGCATCAATGGCGCGCTGGCCGGTGGTGCAGGCGGCGGCCACATGCGCGGCGGGGTGATCACGGAGTCGGTGGTGCTCATGCGCGAGTTGTCACGCGGGAATTTCACCAGGTTGCCGGGCTCGCTGACGATTTTGGCGCAACGTCTGGGCATCGTGAAGATTCTAATGAAGGACAATGCCACGGAAGCACTGCGTTTGTCGGAGGCCACAGCAGTGGAAGCGGACATGGCTATGGTGGCGGCGGAAACGATGCGTCAGAAGGCGCGTGCGGAACTCGAGGCGATGGAGGCGTCTAATTTTGCGACCGCATCACAGATGGAGTCCTGTTTGTCATTGCAGGCAGAGGCGACGTTTGCGGAAGAGGACGCGATTGCGTTGCGCGCAAAGGCGATTGCGGAACTGCAGGCGGCAGCGGCCACGAAGGCATCAATATCGGTCACTAGCATTGTGGCACTGGCGCTGGTGGCGTTGGTAGCAGTGGTATGGCTGGGCATCAAGGCCTGGCAATATTACCGGGATATGCAGACGCAGGCGGCGCAGGCGGCGTTGAAAGTGAAATTGAGCCATGAGGAAGTGGCGCAGGCGATGGACCGTTTGTATGACGCAACGGAAAAGACGCGGGATGCCTTGGCGAAGTTGAACGAGGAGAAGGACCGTTCGGTGGAACGTTCACGCGTATTGATCGAGGCGATGAAGGCGGAAGCGGATGCGCAGGCCAATCTCGCTGAAGCGAAGAAGAAAGGCAAGTTGCTCGAGATAGAACTCGCTGAAAAAACCGGCAAGATCAGCAAAACGGAGGCGATCCGGCAACGCGGCGAAGTGGAGAAACAGGACATCCGCGACAAGGCCAAGGCGAAATCAGATTCGTTGTCTGACATTGCGCAACGTGCGTATGACGATTCGCAAACGGCAGCGAAGAAGGCCAAGGAAGACCAGGCAGCGGCGCAGGTAGCGAGCGATAAGGTGAACAACAGCCCGGAGGGCATCGCGAACGCACAGCGCCTGGCGCAACTGGAGAAGATCAAAAAAAATAACCTCCGGGAAGCGGATGAGGCGGAGGATGCGCGTGCCAAAGCCACGCCCGGTTCCAAAGAATGGAAACGGCAGGATTCCGCGGTGCAACTACACAGTGGTTTTGCGAATCTGGCGGATGACGAGATCAAAAATTTGAAGGCGAACATGAAGCCGGATGAGCAGGCATTGGCGGATGCATTGCGCAAGGCGGGTGAATCGAAATCGGCTGCGGATTCGCTGAAGGATAATTCCAACAAAGCTTCCATGGAATCTTCGGTGTACGAAAAGAATTACAAGAACCAGGTGGCCGCTGACGTCGGCAATGTGGATAAGCAGACGAAGATTGACGAGCTGGGGCAACGCAAGGGACCGGATGGATTGAACCAGATGCAGCGTTTGGGCGCGTTCACGGCGCAAGGCGGTAATCCGCTGGTGGAATTGGGCAAGACAGCGAACCAGACGGCGGCGCAGGCCTTGGCGACGTTGAAAGCGATTGAGGCGCATCAAAAGCTGGTGGCCGCGGTGGCAGCGAACGAACAGGGAGGGGTGAGACACTGATATGGCTGGACCAATCGAATTTCGCGGCACGCTGGTGCCACAGGAAGAGGGTTATGAGTATGAATACGACCCGACTACCGGCGGGCGGCGCACGTTCACGTTCGGAACGTTCAGCGAGGCACAGGCGGTGGCACTGGCGAACCTGAATATCGCGAACCGTGTGCCGACGAAATACAGGCTGGTGCATGGCATTGCGACGGTGATCGTGTCGGATTCGAATTTCCCCGGGATTGATACCTGGCAGATCATCGCGAATGAGGTAAGCAAATCGCGTTACGATGCGCCGAACCTGTTGCGCATCTTGAATTATGGAGATGGCACGGATTTTTACGGTGACCAGATACAGCTCATCAAGAACGCGATCGAGAACAAGGTGAAGTGGTCGGATTTTGTATCGACATTGGATCCGAGCATCGCCGGCGCTGACCTGACGTATGTGAAGAACGTCTACAACCTGATTTTGCGCGGGTCGGATGTTTATCCGTTCAGCCAGTACGTTTTGCGTCACACCACGAACGTGGGGAACAATTACACGTCGAACATCGCGGATGTGAACGTGGATTGCGTTTACACGACCGGGCAATTGCTCTCGGAGGTGTTGAATTCCAGCCTGTGGATATTTCCTATGCCGGGTAGTTACCAATATTTCATACAGAACATCCCGGCGCCGGCCACGCAGGCGGGTTATCTGTGGGGATGGTTGAAGCGGAGCGCAACGCGCACGGATGCTGCGAATTGCCGGACGAACATCACCACGGAATATTGGCTGGAGCAATGGGAGCAAACGCAAATCGGGCACGCCTGAAATAAATGAGTGTGGACCGGAATGACATTCCAAGATCGCCCAGCGGATCGAACAACGAGGCGCGGCGGTTCATCAACACGCATGATAAGTTGCATCCGGTGCGCAGGCCCATGCCTACATCCGGTGCGTCCACGGGTGGAGGTGGCGTGGCGAATGGGCACATGCGTGGGGAATATAGTCCAACGGTGGTTTATGCCACGGATGATGAGGTGGTGGTGGCCAGTGGCGTGAATGCGGGTTCTTATACCTACGTTTTCCCTACGCCATCGGCCGGGAATGCGCCGTGGTTGGGTGGTGGGTTTTGGATTCAGACTTCGCCAGGTTCGAATTCGAGGTGGCAGTGAGCGGCAAGGTGCCGCCGCCCATTATGAGATGCTGTGGTTTGGATGATGGGTTTGTGATATCTTCTGGGACGTGTGGGCTTCGATTTTAGGGGTTGACTGAACTTCTCTGATTTTGTAAATGGAGGGTGGTTGGTGTAAAAAGACACATTTTTGTGGTTTTTGACACGAACCTCATGTCGCTCATGTTCGGTAGTTTTGGCACATGGCCAAAGCGCATAAAAGCCTTGTCATGCTTGGTTTTTATTCATGTCGTTTTCATGCAAAATCATGCTCATGCGCCGTGGAAGTCCACGCCCAATACGCGCGCTTTGAACATGTTTTTCATGTAATTGTATTTTAATTCCCTAAAAATACATGTCCGGACATGGAGGACAGTGGAAATCTCAAACTTCAAAGTCCAAATTCCAATTTGACCGCGTTCGTTTTGTGAGTGATTGCGGTCGGGGCTACCATTGATGATGCGGATGTGCAGGGGTTGGCGACGTTGGGTAACACCAAAATGGCGCCGGCGCTGAACTATGCGTTTGCGTCTTTCTCCGATGTGGTGGCGCCGCGCAAGGTGACGGGGACGATTGCTTACGGAACGGGGAATCGTTTGGCGGATGGTGTGCCGGTATCGGTGCGGGTTTCGTCGCATGATGGCTCGGGCTGGGGAACACAATTCATGGGCGGGACGGTGACGCCGGATAATTCGGGGCGACCATACAAGATCACCTGGTCGTGGACGGCGGTGGCGGGCGCGGCGAAATATCACGTGCAGGCGGTGGAGTTCGGGTTATCGAGTGAATCGATTCTGGGTGACCAATTTCTGGCGGTGAACAAGATTTTTCGCATCGTGGCGGGAACGTCGTTCACGGATGACGTGGATTTCTACGCGCTGGCGAATGATGCCTGGGCGGATGTGGGCGGGTGGCAGACGGAAGAGCTGGGCTCTTTGGTGGGTGCGGTGAATACGCGGAGTCCATTGAGCAGGTTGCGTGAATTGCAGCGCATGCGCGACGACATGTGGACGAACGTGCTGCATTATGCGCCGGGCACGGAGTATTTCCCGGATGCCTATAAACTCTCGACGGACCAGTGTGTGGGGATCAATCCATGTCCGGCAGTGGCGCATAACGGCAAATTGTTCCTGACACCGTTTCCTGTGAAAAACGGCGGTGTGCCGGCGCAATGGGATCCGGGGACGCTTTACCTGATCGGGGATAAGGTGGCGTATGCGGGCTCGCTGTGGACAGCGACGGCGAATAGCGTTAACCAGGTGCCGGCGGGCGGTTCGGCGTATTGGACGGCATCGGGTGTGCCGAGCAAGGATTTTCTGCTGTTCAAAAATATCCGTTTCCTGTTCTCGGGCGGTGATGAGGATTTTTCCAATGCGAACATCGATTACACGGCGGACATACCATATCTAAACGCCACTTCTGATGCAGCGGACCTGTTGTGGGGTGTGATGGCGCCGTTGAAGCAGGTGGGCGTTGGCAGCGGGAGCACGCCGAATGTGACGGTGAGCGAGACGTTTGGTTTCAAAGCGCCGGTGGATTGCCAGTTTTTTGCGCGGATCGAGATACCCTTGCGCCTGGGCGGTGTGGATGTGAAGTATATTTTGATGGACGTGGCGGCTGGTGCGCACGGCACCTATAATTTCACGGCGACGGGAGATTATGCGGTGCCGCCCACTTCGACGGCGCGGTGTGAATTTTTCTTTCCGGCCACGACTGCGCGCGCGGGGACGCAGATCATCCATCCGGCGAATGACGGGCAAAAGCTGACGTTGACGGCTTTGGCGGATAACAATGTGTTGCGCGGGTTTTCATTCACGAACACGACTGTGGATTGGCCCGCGGACGATAAATGGCCATTTGTGGCGATTAACCTGACGCCGATGCGCGGTGTGTGGCAGGCGGATACGTTGCCGATACCGGCGATCAATACGTTCCTGGATACGGACATCGCGCCGCATGTGCAGAAGCTGGCGCAACTGGAGTTCAACACTGTGCCGCGGCGGATTGTGGCGACTGCGTTGGACGAAACGTTTCTGCAAGGCGGCGCGAACAGCGGAACGGTGGTGAACCCGCGCACGGCGATGCGCCAGCCGAGCCCCACGCTGGTGCGTCAGGAGGTGACTTACGGCAATGTGAACCCGCCTTTGGCCAAGAATGCGAAATATATCGCAACGGTGAATTATCCGGATGATGTGACGCTGGCGAAATATTACGGGCCCGGTGCGACGGCGGGCGATGATCCGATTGTTTCCGTCAGCGCGGCCATCTCGATCTATGTTTCTTTGAAGCAAACGGTGGATATCGCAGATCCCACCACCTACGGTTTCAAGACGACGAACGGGCAGGTGAATTTTGCGGATGTGCAGGCGTTTTACGATGGCAGCACGGTGGCGAAGACAGCGGGCGGAAAAAAGTTGTTTTTCGTAATCGTGAACGATTCGGGCGCGGATATACCGGTGCTGGCGATCTTGTGGCAGCAATACACGCCGGTAACGATACGGCCGGTGGAACCGGGTTTGATGGCGCAGGCAGCGCAATGGCCGGTGATGCGCGATACGGACGCGTATCCATGGTTCAGCGGGATTGATGCATATCGGAGCCTGTCACAACGCACAGTGACTTTGGCGAATACAGCACAGGACAATACGGCGTTTTTTTTCAATACAGGCGTTAAGAATTTTTCGTATAGCGTGGATGTGCCAACCTTGACGATTCTGGTGAGCAACACCGGCACGCCGAATCCGCTGGATGGTTCCACGTTTCAGATATTAAAAGCAGGCGGCACATTGACGTGGGCAGACCTGGTGGCGCAATACGGCGCGGCGGCCTTGGTGACCGCGACATTGCATCTGACGGTGTACAACGCCACCGGCGCGAGCCACAGCACGACGATCAGTGCGCGTTTTGAGAATTACGGCAATATCAGCGCGGCAAATTATCTGTGGCGGTTTCAGCAATACCCACTGGTGGTGCCGAGCATCGGTGTGGAACTGGACCCGACGAACCAGACGCAAGGACCGGGCGAATGTTTCTCGAATGACATTTTTGAGAACACCGAGGCGCCCATCATCCCGCCGGCGGTGCAGTATGAGCAACTGATTCCGCAGCGCGGCTTCATGATCACGCAAATTCTCGTGCGCCGTTTGCCGAAACTCACTGTGAAAGCGGCCGGGCGGAATCCATCCATCTACCTGCCGCCCACGGCGGATGCGGACCTGCAGGAGCTGGTGGTGGCGATAGGATTTAACGTGGGCGCAGTGCATACGAGCTTTGAGACGATCAACCCGGGCGTCTTCACGGCGTTGACCACGGTGACCATACCGCACGGCGCGCTCGAGGCGCGCGCCACAGTGGCGTGGCCAGTGTTGCACGGTGTGCCCATCGCATACCAGGCAACGGACGCGGTGCGGTGCGAGGTGGTGGCGTGTTTCCAGCCGATTTTCCATAACCGGCAGTATTCCGGTGCGATGATCCAATATAACAGCGGTGAATATATCAACGATCTGGATTATGCGGGTTTGGCGATGGTTAATTTCTTTCGCTTCCCGAATTACTTCGAAGGCGACCCGGGCGGCTTTGGTGGCGTGGCCAGTTACACGCAGTTTCCGTTGAGCGCACAGCCGGTGAATGATTTTGTGGCGCTCCTGAATCTGCTTTAGCATAGAGGCACAGAGCACACAGAGTTTTTGACTTGCCCGGTTTTCTGAATGAATCGCCGCCGATTTACGGGCTACCTTGCGTCTTTGCTCCTTTGCGTCTCCGTGTTTCGCTCGGCCGGTCAGACGAATTTCAGGGTGGATCCGCCGGGCAACCCAAATCTTTTTCATTGGCAGGATAATGCCACCAATTGGATTACCATCAGCAATTGGTGGGTGAGCGGCGCGGCTTACCGGTTTCTGACGAATCAATTTCCGAGCAGTATTGGCGGTGGCGGGAGTGATGCAACCAAGGTGCTAATTTATTCTGGTGGTTCATCGAACCAGACGAGCACGAACCGCTTAAACCTCATCGATGATCACGCGTATAGATATATCGGTGGAATATTGTTCACGAACGCGCAGGACATAACCGATGGACTCACGCCGCCAGGCTGCGGTTACATCTGGCTGTCCGGACCGCAACCGAGCGCAGGAGTCTTGTCCAACTGCAACGGGAAAATGATAATTGATACTGGACTTTATTTCTGCACGAACTGGGCCGGCCCATATTCGCTCAATTCAACGCTGCCGAACGGGACGAAGGTCTACACGAACGCCTGCAATTTCAAAAGACTCACGAATTCGTTCACCTGCGACGACCCGGCTGGGCCGTATTTGCTCGACGGCGATCTGCCCGCGAACACCTACACGAACGCTTGCCTTTTCACCATAACCGGGAGCCGGCCTTGCCCGGACCATAGCGGGCCATATTACCCGTTCTACACGAACAGTGACGACGTGATTATATATTCGAACGCCTGTGGAATCACGGCGACGGTTCAACTCCTCTGCACGAACGGTGACGTCTACACGGCGGACACGATGTTCGTGACGAACGATTTCAAGATCAACGGCCTTTATCACAAGTGGGACGCCTTCGGGCAGGTGTTCACGAACAGAATCGTAAACTCGACGAATGCATATGTGAATTGGATTGCCTCGAACATCGTCATAACCATTTCGGGTGCTGGGACGCCGAACCTTAATGGAACCTACAGGCAGTTTTATAGACAACCCACTGCGACGAACTCTCAGGAGAATTATTTCGACGGGTTGGACGTTTGGACGAACGCCACCTTCGACAACATGAGGATATTTCACACTGGTTCGGTGTGGACAATGGGCTCGAACGGTGTTCCAGATTATACTGCCTATACCGCCTCTGAGCCTACGAACGCGTCGTGGACGTTGACATTCGGTACCGGAGCCGCGCCGGCGCCGTCCGGAACCTATTTCGTTCAGCCAGTTCTGACGAACTATACCACCAACGTCGAGACGGTCATGGCGTGGTCGCAATACATCGGCAACTCGGACGTGAAGTTCTATTGGGCGACGAATGCGCAGTTCATTCCGCCTGGGCCCGGCTCTCCTGAGATAAACATCACGGGCACTGGACCGTTCGAGGAATTCTACCTCACGAACATGAGCACGCTGTTCCTGATACCCGACACGAACACCGCGTATATTGGAAGCGGCGGACAGAAGGTCACGTTCACCACGGCGATCAACTCAAACCTCTGGTATGTGTGCGGTAGTGGCGGGAAGATCGGCGGGAACATTTTCAACAATGAGGGCGCGATACTTCTCACATGGGATCCGCCGACCGGTCCGCCGGGTTCACCAACTAATTCGCCGCCGTGCATCGTGACGACGAATGATCCATCGTGTAGTTCTTCGGACGTTTATTTCATCGTTGGCTGCGACTGTAGAAAGTTGGCGGACGCGAAGGGCATGCAAGACAACTCCACGTTTCAGGCGCAGCAATATGGGCCAGGACCAGGGTTCAGTATAGACGGTTTCGGGACGGTTAAATACACCTATTGGTCTGTCACGCAGGCCGGGCGGGCGCTCATTACGGATGTAGTCGCCACATGGCCAGACCATGGATGGAGCGGTTTGGTCACACCTGCACCGACATGCTCGGCGCAAGGAGGATACGGATTTTACCCGAAACCCATCGTGCTTCCTTAATATCACGTGAAAACAATCCTCATTTTCTCGTTTCTATTGCTCACACTGACCGCTGAGTCTCAGTCATATATCATCGTCACGAACAACCCGCAGGCCGTCATTGGAGTTATGAACAGGAACACGGTAACGGCGAATGGCCAGCCAATCATACCAAAGTTTTCTTCGAAGGACTTCAGCGTGATGAGCAACACAGTCTCGCTCCTCCGAACGAACGTCTCGTTGAAGGGTTACTTGATAACGACCACAAACGGACTCTTGATTGTGTCCACCGCACTGGCTTCATCGAGTTCGTATTTGGTCGTTTCGAATGCTGGAACGGCGGCGACGATCGGGAAATATACGAACGCAGGATTCACCGGTGGGTTCTTGCAGTTCAACAACACGAACGGGCTTTATGTGGTGATCTTCAATCAGACGAACAGTCCGACGAAATATCAAGGAAACCCGATGTTGTTAACGAGTTCTACACACTCGACGCCGAACCGGCTCATGTATTATTCGAGCGGATTCCCATTCGACTACGTTAACCAGACGCAATTCCCAGCCGCCGGGACGCCATTCGCGATGTCTGGAACTTACAACGGGAATGACGTGGTACTTGCGGCTAACCCCACGCCGACGTTGTTCCTGTTCACCGGCGTTGTCGTGCCAACCAACCTGATAAGCGTGGATACCAACCTAAACTTGACTGCAAATGGGGCAATTGTAATGACGACGGCGAACCTGCTCGGCGGGACACCAACCTTTGTGACCAATGCGCCTACGCTAATATCTGCGGCGCAGTTCATTGGGCAGGCGTTTGATGGCGCCATGCTCTTTTCATTCACCACCACCGCATCGCCGGCGCAACCGGTGACCACGAATCTGTTCACCTTCACATTGAGCAGGACCGTATCAACCAATTTTGTTGTACCAACCTATTCAATGGCCTGGTGGCCGCCACTGACGAACAGCACGGCACTCACATCCGCGCGCCTGTCCATGCAACCGAATCCAAACAGCCCGAGCAATTCATTCATTATCACAGTTGGTGTGACGGCACTCTCATCAAGCTCGGAATACACCATCGCCCTACATGTAGACCGTCCATAATTGACTCAACGGCGTTTTCGATGCGAAAACTCCGATTTCTCGCCAAGGTTCTGTTTTTGGCTTCACTCTGTCTGGTCTTTTCCTCAAAGGCGCAGACAGTCGCGGTCTATATTCCCTTCACAAATTTTGTTGGCACGGCAGGCAATAGCATCACGCGCATCACCATCACGCCTGGTGTGCCAGGCGCGGATAACGGCAGCGCTTTCAATATCCCCGACCCGATCATTTTCACGCGCGCGAATACGCCCGGCATGACCAATGGCAGTGTGAGCACGAATCTTCAGGTGGGTTTTTCATATTCCATTGAATTTGGCGGGTACAGCGTGTTCCGCACGAATGTATATTTGCCGATGTCGCTCACGAATCTGACCGGCCCGTTCAACCTGGTGCGGTACAAAACGCCATACCTGAATGTGCAGTTCGGTGTGGCGGTGAATTGGGCCTATCAATATTTCAACGAGGCGGAAACCAATTTCCTGGTGACGCTGTTAAGTCCTTATTTCATCTCCATTCTGCCGGCGAGTGGCACGAACCGGTTCAGCCCTTTTTCAACCAATGTGGTTACCAGTGCGACAGGCGCAAATCACATAACCGTCACGGCAACCACGAATACTGTTTCTGGCATCGCCTTGACGATCACCGACTCCCCGCAGACCAATGGCGTTGTGTTCTACGACCCTAATACCACCAATATCACGGCGGTGACATTCAATGGAAATCTCAATGGCATGGCCACGTTCGCGACCACTGCCGGGGCGGCAGGTTCAGCTAACTTTTCCAGTGCAGTCCTCATCAACAATACAGCGGCGACGAAGCCGATTCTTTTGCTGGACACCACTGGAAATCCCACCACGAACGGATCGATGACGCTTGGTGATTTGACAAACAGCCTGACTGCCAAAGGAGATTTCACTTCGTTCACGAATGTAGTTGTTTCAACGAATGTCGATAACACGCGGTATCAGGCGGCGGGGAGTTATTTAAGTAGCGTCCCGGCGAGTACGACGAATTGGGTTATAGGCGCCACGAATGGGATGGCCAAAGGGAACATGTTCACCCTGAACTTCACGAACGTCGGCTTCCCGCAGGGCGCGATCATTTTCAGCACAAACACTTCGGGCGGCATCAGCGAGGACATAAACGATGATAACAATTCTCCCATACATTGGAACCATCATGACGGGCGTCAGGCGGAGATTTTTTGCAACTTCTCACACGGCCCCACGGCGAAAGATTTCGAGGTTCAAATCACGGCGGGGAGCATCATGCTCGGACCGGGATTCAGCGGAGTACCCGGTTCGGACTGGGCCGCTTATCGCGTCGTCCAAGTTGGCAGCGGGCGCGACAGGCGTGTGAGTATGGAGTTCAATTTCGACCATGACCCATTAGTGTCTCCAAACGGAAACTTGCTTTCATGGTCTTACGCTGCCATGTGGGCTGTAGATTGGTATGACGGCTCTATTACTCACGGGATGGACTCAGGCATAAGGGCCGAAACGAGAAGCACCACAGAATCGTATTTGAGTTTTTACAACTTCGGAGTGGACGCGACCGTGGCCGGCGCGATCGTCGGAGACATTCGAACTAAAAGCGACAACATGGCGAAACTCAACTGGGCGGGCGGTATGATTATCACGACTAACGAGTCGCAGAAAGGCTGGAACTTTCGCGGAAAGATTCTCACCGGTATAGCGCGACAGCCGAATTCCTGCACTAACGTCGCGTTCGACTACATGAGCGGGGAGAACACGGTCGAGATTCCGCTGTTCACCTATCAGGCGTTCATCTACAGCACCAACGAGAACGGCCTGAGCACGAATTTTCAGCAGCAAACATTCATCCTGCCGTCCGCCTATGTGGATTGCGCGGTTTATTGGCCGTCAGGCTGGACGGCGCACGGTCTCACACTTCCAACCATCATCCCGTCAAACACAGTATTGACCGTCGTTTTAAAAAGCTCCGGCTTTGGCGAGACGAACAAGCAGGTCATGTCGTTCTCATCTGACCCAATCAAAGGCTTCTATTTGGATACGAACGCCTTGCAATACATCGTGGCGGCGAACACGACGAACATCATCCAGCGGGGCATCGTTGATTATTTGGTGAAGGAATTGAAGCGTGGAGCCGTTTGGACGAACATGAACATCCTCTACACGATGTTTGGCGGGACGAACGCGAATCGCATAAATCTCATCAATACTAACACGTTCCCTGTCGTTTGGAAGAGCGGTGCAAATCAAGACAAGTTCGGCGTGAGTGGTGACGGCGTGGCGGGATGGGGTGACACGGGATTCATCCCGCGCTCAAACACGACGGGACCGATGCGTACGAACTGGGCGTCGATGTTTTTCTTGAGCGGGAATGCCGCCGCTCCGAACAGCATAAGCTCGCTCTGCGGAGCAGACGCTGCAAATAGTTCTCTTTGGATGCAGTGCGACTCATCTTCTTCTCTGCTTGCCACACGGCTTAATGATAACGGTGGTGGCTCTTTGGGAATAGCTGGACTTACAGACTTCCGAGGCGTTGCCCTCATGACAAGGGTGGACGGGAACGAGAAGTCGTTTTTTTGGAACAATCGAATCCCACAGCTCTTGACGAACACGTTCTCGACCGGAACCCAGGATGGCAGCATCGGTATTCTCGCCCTCAACAGCGGCGGGGTGTTCCAGCCGACTACGGCGAAGTGTCTCGCGTTCGGAGCAGGTGGCGGCATGAACAATTCAGACGCATACACTCTGGTCGCGGCGCTGAACACATACGCCTATCTGATGACGAATAGCCTATTGAGTCTTCAACCCGCAGCGATAACTATCACGACCAATGTGATGGCGGTGGATTCCGCCGGAAGGATTACAGTCAGTGGCCAGGTCAACATTCCAACGAACACTGCTCCGGTCAATAACTTGTTGAATGCCGTCGCGTTGAATGCTTCGACCACGAATGGAAATTGGCGCGCATCATATGTGGCAAATTGTATCCTGAATGACAGCGCAGTCACCGGAGCACCGTTCTTGGTATTCTCAAATTTTACGGCCGGAATCGTCATTACCAATGCCAATACTTTCGTTTTAGCGGCCGGTGCCATTGTTCCATTCTCCATTCCGGATACCAGCCCGAATGACGTAGTGGGATTCTACGATAAATCAACCGGTTCCGCCTCGGTTACCGGCATAACCATCCTGCGCACCATCCATTGAATGAAAACAAAAATCATCGGAATATTTTGTCTCCTGGTCGGCGTGTTGGCTTTCGTTGACACCGTGAAATACGGCGGCCTGAACCTCGGCACCTGGCATTTGAAGCCGTTTCTCTTCCCGGCATTCTGCCTGGGGCTTGGCTGGATTGAACTGCATGGCCGGCACGATGGCGCGCGCGGGCGTTATCATCATTCATACATCCTCACCGTCATCGCCGCCGCCCTCATCGTTATCACGTTGCTTTGCGTTTTGTATAAATGAACTCCGATGACCGCATCAAATGCGCCGAGGCGAGCAAGGGACTCTCCGATCTGCGCGAGAGCATTGCACGTCTTATCCGCACGCCACGCGTGTTAATAATCGACGATGCTCCGCTAGACGTTGAACTGCTCATCAAGGCCATACTCAATGTCATCCGCTGCGATACTTCGGCCTGTCCGTCACCGGTCGAAGGGTTGAATATGTTCAAGGCGAATCCTTTCGATGCCGTCTTTCTCGATCTGGTAATACCCGGGTTCGATCCGCTTGATTTCCTGCGGAGCATCAATATTAAAAACGTTGTAGTCATCGTCACTGGTTACAGCACCAATACGCCGCTCATCGCCGAGGCGGTAAAGCTGGGCGCCATCCAGGTCATAACCAAGCCAGTCAAGGAAGATGATTTGCGCAAGATATTCGGAGGGATAAATGGACGCTGAGCGAGAAAAACAACTATTGGACGACGTGGCACTCATAAAGTCTTCACTCGTCGGAAATCTTGACGGTAAGAAGGGTGCCCTTCATACCATCGAAATGTTGATGGATGAAGTATATAACCCCACCGAACCATATCAGAGTCTCCGCGCCCGCGTGCGACGGATCGAAGAGAAGCAGGCCCGAGAATCTGGCGAGAAACGTGGTTGGAATACAGCGTTCGGTGTCGTTGGCGGCGTAATAGCTCTGATTGGAAAATTGTTGATTGATTGGATCACTGGCGGTGGTAGCAAACACTGATTTCTCTGGTTTTAAAAAGAACGCGCATTCGCCCATGTTATCTGTTGGATTGACTGGATTCTATTGGTGGAATGTTTCAACGGATAAAATCCAACTGGAAAACGACTTCGGCTGGTTTGGGCATGATACTTGGCTCAATCATCCACCTCATATTTGCCATCAAAGGCCATACGGCTGATGAGAATACCTGGACGATCACCCTTGGCACAATCTTGGGCGGGGGCGGATTGATCTTCGCCGGCGATGCCTCGCACTCCGAAAAGAATGCCGTCGCCATTGACCAGATCAACCAGGCTGGTCCAGATCCTAGCGCACCACCACTCGCGCCCGCCAAACCAACACCAAGTGAAACTGAAATAAAACCATGAGCTTAATTTCGTTAATCATCACCCTGGCCATCATCGGCGTCCTGCTATGGCTCGTCAACACCTACATCCCCATGGATGGCAAGATTAAGAACATCCTTAACATCGTCGTCATCATCTGCGTCATCCTTTGGCTGTTGTGTGCCTTTGGCCTGATCGGCCATGCCAATGATGTAAAAGTGCCCCAACTCCGTTGATACTCGGTTTTGACTTCTTTGCGTTTGCAGATGCTCGTCACGTTTTTAGTCGTTGCCATTCCGTGTGCCTATTTCATCGGTTACCGATGCGGCCTCGGGGCGAATACGGCCAAATTGGTTCGACTGGCAAATGACCTGGACGAACACCGCAGCAAACTTGCCGCGGCTTTGGATCGGGCAAAAAGATAAACCACAAACGAAAGACAAAATATGAATGCAGCAGAACAGCAATTGGCAGATTTAACCACGGTGATCAACAATGCCGAGACGGTGATCGATGGCGCCACCGCCTTCGCCAACGGCGTCCCGGCCTTGATCGCCTCCGCCGCAGCCGCCGCGATCGCCAATGGTGCGACGGAAGAGGAAATCGCCCCCGTCTCGCAACTGGGCGTGAGCCTCCAGGCAAAAGCCGATGCCCTCGCCGCCGCTCTGGTCGCGAACACTACGGCCGCACCGACTGTCGCCGGCCAATAATTCCAACCACGCGCCGGGCAAACCCGGCGCGTGACCTTTTCACCCATAGAAACCAAAAAACAAAAAATATCCGACTTATGAAAACCACCAGACTACTACTCGCATCTCTCATCACTGCCGGTTTGTTCCTTTGTTCCTTTGTTGTGAACAGCCAGGCGCAGCCCATCACCCAGCCACCGGCCGCGCCCACGATCGCCGGTATCAACATCAACGCCCTCATCCCAAACCTCGTGGGCCAAGTTATCACCTACAAAGGCCAAAGCTTTTTGATCAGCACCAACGCTGACGGAAGCTATGTGGTTTCCACATTTGGCGTGCAGGGAACCAACGCCATTGTGGTGCCCACCACGCCACAGCAGGCTTTCGAAGTAGCGAGCGCATGGATCAACGCCAATAACCCGGCCAATAGCGGTTATTACGGCACCAACGAGATCGTGGCAGAGCTGGGTGCGGCATACCTACAGAACAGCGGACAGACCGTAGCCTTCATTTCCGTGACAAAGTATGGCTTGTTCGGCTGGCAATGGCTCGGCGTGGGCGCAGGTGTGTTGCAGGGTAATAACGGCACCTCCATCGGCACTGCTGGTTTTTACGGCAAAGCCGTCTATCGCAAAGTGATTGGCGACGTAGCCGCGGAAGGTGGTTTGATTTTTGGCTACGACGAATGGTCCAGCCAGATATTAGCCGGCGTAGAAGTCGGTGTGGAACATCGCCAAAGCAATCACATCGGCGAATTCGTAAAATTGATCTACGCCTTTGAGCCCGGCGCATCCTCGGACAAGGGATTGGCCATCGCCGGTGGCCTCGATTACGCGTTTTAGCGCAATCTGCACCCTGACTCGTGAAAATCCGCGAAATGATCGTCGGTGTTGCGCTGCTCGCCTTGTGCGGGTGCGCCACACCGCTGCGCACGCATGGCATACCAAACTATTCGCTGGTGGCCACGAATTTGGCCCGCGGCGGCGAGCCGAACAAGGAAGGCTGGGAATACCTGCAAAGCCAGGGGTTTAAAATCGTCATCAAGCTGAACACGGACGCGGAGGGCTCGGATGATTACGCCAGGCAATGCGGTATGACGGTGGACAAATATCCTATCACGTTTCTGCAACAGATATTTGGGCCGCCATACCGCACTCAAATCGCGGTATGGGAAGCGGCTGAGTGTGGGGAGAAGGTGTTTGTCCACTGCTCGCACGGCGAGGACCGCACCGGTCTCATCGTGGCCATGTATCGTCACCAGGTACAGGGCTGGACGAAAGATGCGGCACGCAAGGAAATGCTGGCCCTCGGCTTTCATCCGGCGGAATTAGGACTCGATTGGTATTATCGGGAGAAAGTGCCATGAAATTTTTGCCATTAGTCGCTATTCTTGCCTGGAGTGTATTTAACAATAACGCGGTTGGTAACGACACGGTATTGCCTGATGCGACCAAAACTCCCGGTGAGGTGGCGACTAATGGATTCAGCATCGAACAGATTTGCGCTCATGGTTTTGCGGCCACGGTCCGCAATGTGCCGGAGAGCGAGAAGAAAGCGGTGTTCATCCGTTATTTCGGCAAGGTGCCCGCCAACCCGGGCCAATACGAGATCGACCATCTGATTTCCTGCGAATTAAACGGAAGCCAGAGCGTCAGCAACCTTTGGCCGCAACCCTACAATTCGCCGGTGTGGAACGCGCATACCAAAGATCGGCTTGAGAATTTTTTGGCGGCGGACATCCGCAAGGAACTGGCCGCGCACGGCTCCGATGCCGCCAAAGCAAAGTTGTCCCATTATCAGAGTGAGATTTCGAAGAACTGGACGAACTGTTATGTGACGCATCTCGGCTGGCCAAAAGTGTTGACGATAAATCCACCGCACGTTGAATGAAAAACCGTTTACCATGGCCATTCATCAGTGCCGGGCTGCTGCTGTTGTGCTTCTTGATTTCCGCCATCGTCTTCATTTGCTGTACCGGCTGCGCCCGTCACTACGAAACTGAGGCACAGGCCAAGATGGTTCACGCCCGGGATGTTTCCAAATATCAGGCGAGGATGAATCGCGCGGAGCATGAATTGGCGTGGTGGCAGATGCAGCGTGATTTGGCCGACTTCGAGTACGTTCAGTGCTGGGGCTACTTGGCTACCGAAAACATGGAAACCAACCAACTTCTTTTCAACGCCTCATTTGACCGATTCATCGCCGATGAAGATCGCCTATGGTTGCTCGAAAGACCAGCAGAGTACCACGCTTACATGGATAGCCGAACCAATCGCCTAAAATGAAAACCCAAATCCTCGAATACCTGGCGACTAACCCACCCGTAGCGAAACGCCGGGCTTGGTGGAATATAGCTCGTGGAATCGGCCGGCCAAATGATGAGGCGGTAAAGCCAGCGCTCAACGAATTATTGGCGGCTGGATTGATTCGTCGGCAGAGCGGCGGTAAGGGACATCCATTTGCAACCCTCGCCGCCTTATTCATCGTCGTCATCCTCGCCGGTTGCACTTTTCCAAGTGATTGGCGCACAGTTGACGGCATGTTGATCGATCCATTGGACGGTCCGCGTCATCCGCCCGTCAACACCAACACCTTCAAGACGTATCCGCCATCCAAACCGCACTGACAGTTTATGAAATTTTCACCGCTCGTGGCAGCACTCTGCCTGCTCGTGTCCGGATGCCGCGCGCCGGCGAACACGATCACCAATACGGTCAATATCCCATCCGGCGTTGACCAGGTGGTGCTGGTCATCAATCTCACCAATGCCGCGCCGCCGGCGCCACTGGTCACCAACCTGCAATACCTGAGCCCATTGTATTATTCGCTGGGCATACCGAATGATGGAGATATCAGCGCGGTGATGCTGACTCCGGCCATCGTGGAATTGAATTTTACGCAGGTGAAGCAACCAGGTGCGCCCATATCGCCATCATGGACATTGACCAATGCCGGTTTCAAACGCCGCGTATTGTACGCGCCCTTATCACATCGAGATTTACGCGTAAAAACTTCGTATTATGAGCCATTGAGCACCAACCTTTTCTCGCCCGGACTGAATCCCGCCATCCATGTGAACCAGGTGGGTTACATGCCCACACTGCCCAAGAAAGCGATGGTGGGTTATTATCTTGGCAGCCTCGGTGAATTGCCGATACCAACGAACGTGTTCCAGGTCGTGCGCACAGATAATGGCGCCGTGGTCTATGCCGGCACACTCACGCTGCGCCCGGACGTGGGATACAGTTATCAACCCGCACCCTACCAGCAGGTGTACGAGGCGGATTTCAGCGCACTCACGAACGCCGGGGAATATCGCATGGTCGTACCCGGCATGGGCTGGTCATTGCCTTTCCTCATCGATGATGGCGTGGCCGCTACGATTGCACGGACCTACGCGCTCGGTTTGTATCATCAACGCTCCGGAACGAACAATGTCTTGCCCTTCACGCGCTTCACACGCGGCGTAGACCATGTTGCGCCGGCACAGATACCGGTGACCAATGCGTTTGTGGATTATACATTGAGCCAGGATTCCGGCGGCCAGATGAGCAATGTGTCTGCCAGTTATTTCCCGTTTGTGAACCAGGGCACGGTGGACGTCAGCGGCGGCCATTTCGATGCAGGCGATTACAGCAAATACACGGTGGACGTCGCATACCTGATTCATTATCTCGGGTTCGCGGTGGATGATGTGCCCGGCGTCAACGCGCTGGACAATCTGGGCATACCAGAAAGCGGCGATGGCATCAGCGATGTGCTGCAGGAAGCGAAATGGGAATCTGATTTCCTGCTGAAGATGCAGGATGCGGATGGTGGTTTTTATTTCCTCGTATATCCGCGCAACCGTCCCTACGAACTGAACGTAACGCCCGATCATGGCGATCCGCAGGTGGTATTTCCAAAGAACACGGTGTCGACCGCCGCCGCCACTGCCGCGCTCGCGGAAATGGCTTCCTCGCCGGCGTTCAAAGCCGCCTACCCGCAAACAGCATCCAATTACCTCGCATCCGCCATCCACGGCTGGCAATTCCTCACGAACGCATTCAATAAATACGGGCGTGACAAGGCCTATCAGAAAATCACGTTTTACGGTGACACCTTTGGGCACAACGATGAACTGGCGTGGGCAGCGGCCGCGCTCTTCGCGGCAACTGGCGACACGAACTACGATAACGACCTGCGCGCGCACACGCCGAACCCGAACGACCAGCAATACCGCCAGTGGACCTGGTGGAGCATGTACGCCGGTTATGGTTGTGCCTTTCGCGATTACGCTTTCGCAGCGAGATCCGGACGCCTGCCAGTTTCCAAATTGAACGCGGCTTATCTCGCAGCCTGTGAGGGTGAGATTCGTTTCGCTGCCACGAACATGATGAACTATTCCGCGAAGATGGCTTACGGCTCCAGTTTCTCTGATGAGAACAAGAGCCAGCGCAATGCCGGCTGGTATTTCTCCGGCGAACAAACCTTTGATCTTGTCGCCGCCTACGCGCTCGAGCCTAAGGCGGATTATCTGGACGTCATCCTCAAGAATTACAATTACGAACTCGGGTGCAATCCGGTGAATATGTCCTACGTCACGGGCCTTGGATGGAATCGCCAACATGAAATTGTGGACCAGTACGCGAACAACGATAACCGATCGTTGCCGCCGGATGGCATACCGCTGGGCAACATCCAGGCGGGATTCGATTGGCTGCAATTGTATGCAACTCCGCAGTATGGAAATGAATTGAGCGCCATCAGTTCACCGTCTGATTCAACGAACACGGCGCCGTATCCCTATTACGATCGCTGGAGCGACACGTTCAATACGACCACTGAATTCTGCACCTATCAGCAGGCGAAATCGCTCGGTGCCGCGGCGATGTTGATGGCGTCCAGTTCCGTGCGCTCGCAGTCCTGGCGCAGCGGCACAGCGAGCGTCATGGGCGTTCCTGTCACGGCGCCGGTGGGCAGCACAGTAACACTGTCGGCGTCTGCACCCGGTCTGGATTTGAGCAAAGCGCGCATCACATGGGAAGCCTTCGAACAAGACGCGGGGATAGGACCGGTCTATAATATTTCGCCCAAAGACGCCGGCGCGCAATGGGTGGAGATGGAAGCGCTCCTGCCCGATGGCCGCCGCGTTTTTGCCGTGACGAACTTTGCGGCCACGCTGCTGGTCACGAACACCATCGAGCAATATCAGACGCGCCCAATCGCCACCGATACCAATCTGATCGCCTGGTATACATTGGATGGAATATTTTTTGGAATATTTAACACACAAAATGCCAATCCAGTCATAACCAATTCTGGAATAACCGCTTCTGGCAAGGCCGCCATCGATCGCACAACCTTCACCTGGTCAAACCGAACCAACGGCGCTTGCGTGCGCGTCTTTGATCTGGGCGATAAACTCACCGTGCCGATTCCCGTTACCGGCAAAGGCATAGCCATCGAGGCGATGATATACGTGAATGCCTACACATTCTACTCACATGGCAATGCGAACCTCTTCGCACTCTCTCGCTCCTGGAACGCGCAGCTCGGTCTTGAAGCCGATATGTGGACCGCTGCGCCGTTCCTTTACACCGGCACACAACGCCTCGCGCCCATCACCTTGCCCACCGGACAATGGGTGGATGTGCGTTTCGCGCTAACATCCACCAACTACACCGGCCGCGTGAATGGTGTGGAAGTGTTCAATGCACCCACGAGCGATCTGAAGAACTGGCCTGCCGGCGGAACCGCCACGTTGGAAATCGGCAACTTCAATGGCTGGGTGGATGAGATCATCGTGCGTCAGATCCCATGAGGTTTACCGGTTTGAAACCGGTAAACCTAAGTTGATTCTCTCCGTTTAACGGAACCATGAAAACGATCACCAGCCTCCAATGATTGGGTTCATCTACAAACTTTTTAGCAATCTTGGTGCCCTGGCCATAATTTTTGCCACAGCCTATTGCCTCTGGTGCGCCGGATATTGCCTGGCCGAAATTGGTGAACATTTCAAACGCAAATGAGATGCCACGCAAGCGCCATTATACGCCCGCCAGCTCGCGCCGCATGATGACCAGACAACAGGTGGAAAAACATTATCACAGCGTCATCAAGAACCAGATCATGCCGCATGTAAACTTCACGCCGGACACATTCCACGCCGCCGCCACGAAGCCCGCACCCGCACCCGCCGATCACCAGCCGCGCCCGGATTGAGTGGTTAAAAATTCCGCAGTGATTTCGTAATAGGTTGAAAGCACATCGTTTCAACCAAATCCGAAAAACACACCAATTTTTAAACCAGCAGTTTATACCAAAGAGTCCACAAAAGAGTCCAGTACCCCAATCGTCGCGCAAAAGGTGACAATCCACAAAACCGTTTAAAAATGGCCTTTTGTCCCCATGCGATTCTAGTGAAAAAGGCCGTGAAAGGACTCATAAGCCTTTGGTCGCAGGTTCAATTCCTGCCTCTGGCACCACTTCCTGGTTCTATCGTTCCAAACGCGGAATGCGTGAGAACCACGCATGAAAGTGTGAATCTCACGCAATGGT